GGAGGATGAGATTGATGAGGTACTTGAGAAGTACAAGTTAAGGGACATTACCGCTGAGCAAGCTGGGGATATGGGGTTCCATAATCCTGCGGAGGGGATTTACATCACGTACACGGATGATAAAGACTCCCGTATTCGCTACCACCGCACTGGGTTCCAGGCACAGCAGGACCTAGGTAAATATGGGCAGAGGCCACATACCCCACCCGCCCTGTACTTCGTGCCGGGAGTGAAGCCGGGAGCGCTACAAGACAAGGAGATACCGTTCCTCATTGTAGAGGGCGAGTTCAAAGCGATCGTAGCAGATTACATTGCCAACGAGGGGCTAAGTAAACCGGCCATCATACCTATTGCGATCGGTGGGGTGTGGTCATGGCGCAGTGCCAAGAGCGGAGTGGAGATGCTCCCAGCGTTCGATTGCATTGGCAGTGGTAACACTGTCTATATTGCGTTCGACATGGACAATCCTGTCAATCCTCAGGTGCAGAAGGCGCTTCAACGCCTAGTAGACAAGCTGTTGGAGAGGACAAGCCTCGTACGTGTGCTGTCATGGCCTAACACTGAGGGCAAAGGGCTAGACGACTACCTAGTACAACGTGCGTCCCCACGTGATGCGCTCCTAACGCTCCTAACCGAGGGCCAAGTGCCGGGTCATATCCAACGCGTGCTCAAAATGAATAGCACATACGTGTATGACAAGGTGCAAGACATGGTGTGGGACTTCAACACGAATGCCTACATCAAGGTGCAATCATTCAAGAATCACTACTTCACTGAGACCCTCTCATTTCAGGTAATCAAGCCACAAGCCACTGGTGCACCTAAGTCGTCTACCAAGCATGTACTCCTCGGTGACTACTGGCTAAGCTCTCCGGCAAGAGCGTGGTGTGAGGGTAAGACCTTCGCGCCGGGAGCCGAGCGCCTAGTGAAATCACCTGAGACCTCAGCCACTCGGCTCAATACCTGGACTAATTGGGGCGCTGGTAGTGACCTCCGCAAACTCATGCCGCTCAAAGGGGACGTGACTCCGTTCTTAGAATACATGCAAGAGACGTTCGGTAGGAATGAGTTATCACCCGGGCAGCCTGAGATGGACGTGGTGGACTACCTCATTAAGCGGCTGGCATGGATCTTTCAGCACCCACAGATCAAGCATCCTACATGGATATACTTGATTGGTAAGCCAATGCAAGGCAAGTCGAAGCTCATCAACATCATTACCCGGCTCGTGGGTAACACGTACACCTCCCACATTGACGAGGGGGCGCTAAGCTCTGCGTTCTCGGAGTGGAGAGCTGAGAAGCTATTGGTAGCCTTCGACGACGTGGCTATTGTGGAGCGTGGTCGGATCAAGCAAGTATTAAAGCGCATGACGACTGAGCAAACAGCTCGTGTCAATAAGAAATACGAGCGTGAGTATACAGCATACAGCTTCGAAACTTTCTTCTTCGCGACCAATAGCCTGGACCCACTGCTCGACCATGATGATCGTCGGGCCATAGTGCTTGAAGCCAAGTGCGCGTGGACTAAAGAAGAGTGGGCACCGTTCGACCGTTGGGCAGGCACTCCCGCTAGTTACAATGCCCTTCTCCACTATTTCATGTATGAGGTGAAGCTAGATGAAAGCTTTCTCAATTCACGACCACCTATTACCATGCTCCGAGAGCTTGTTACTGAGTCGGCAGAATCTGGGTGGGACGCGCTGCTCAACGGACTGGCAGCACCACTTGCAACTCAATGGAACGCACCCGCGGGCGGAGAGCTTAGGAAGTTCCAGCCAACCATCGTCACTCCTGAAATGCTCAAAGCCCTCTACGCCATAACCCAAGGGCCGAGTGAGGCGAAGAACGAGATCAAATCTGCAACGCTTACTGCAAAACTACAACGGTTCGGAGCATCCCGCATTCACCCCACCGACTCAGGTGACAGTCGCTCACGTATTTTCCACATGGGCAAACAGACTACAGCCTGGACATGGAGTGCCGAGTACGCAGGGCTAACACAGGCAGAGATATTCACCGAGCTCCGTGATGTTGAGAAGAAGTACCCAGAGCTCTTTATAATGTACGGCGCAAATGGAGGTAAGTTCTAATGAAAGCAGGGATTGTAATTGATAACTGGAAGATTAACATCTTTCGCAAACATCTGGACGAGAAAGGCTACAAGTATGAGGTCCATGTTGCCCCAACTCTGACTACCATACGGGTCGAATGCAGTTCAATTAAAGCGCTGAAGCCGACTGTTCAAGCTGCGAATGATGAATGCGCCGCCGCCAAACGCATGAGCATGCATTGATTAAATTTTAATGTTGAGAGACGCTTGGTTGATGATTTGCGTTAAAATGTAGTTATGCAAGCTAATAACAGCTTGCTGCGATTAGTTGGGAGACTAAATCATGAGTAGACATTCTTTTCGTAGGGTTAATACCTATAAAGCACAAGCAGATGGTAGGCGCTATATTGCATACGTAATGGATGACTTCGGCAATGATGTGGCAATTGACACGGCAAAAGTTAATTATAGCCTCATAGTATACCACGCATAATCATGAGCCGCAATCAAATCTCGGCAATCAAAGAGGCTTACATGGCGCTTATCGCAGGGTTCTGTGATAGCGAAGCACGTCTGCTTGACAAAGCCTTTCCCGAACTTTGTCTTAAGGAGCTTGTATGAGAGTAATTCGTAAATCGCTGGTGTCCGGCAAAACACACGAGCAGGAGTTGCCTATTACTGAAGCGCAAGTCCTCGAGTACGAAAACGGGGCGCTGATTCAAGACGCGTTCCCTAACCTTACGCAAAGCCAGCGTGAGTTCTTCAAGACCGGTATCACGGCCGAAGAGTGGGACGAGCTGTTTGCTGAAGAAGAGGACGACGACGAGTAATGACCTACAAGGTCGAGTGCTTCAACGCTGACGGCCGCAAGATCGGGTACGGGTACGGGTATCGGGGCCGAGTAGCTAAGTGGCCACATTGGTATCCGCATCCTTCTTCGGCCCGAGTAGCCGAGAGCGCAGTGCTCAAGAATAACCCTGAAGTCCATTGCTTTATCAAACCGCATTGTGAAGGAGACAGAAATGCACGAAGTAATCTTTAAGAACCTGCCATCCATTGTGTTTTGGGTGGCGATCGCAATCATCCTGCTTGGTGTGCTGGGCAGCTAGTAAACAGTTGGGAGACTGAAATGACCGAATCTATTGAAGAAACAATGCTCCGCGATACAATGGCCGAGGGCCGTGAGCATCCTGAAACCGTCGTCCTTCCGCGTGAACGGTACCAAAACCTTCTGAATACAGCAGCAGCGTTGGAGACCAGCGCCAATGAATGCCGTATGCTCAGAGCCGAATGCGAAGCGCTTCGCCTTGCGGACAACCAAAAAGTTGGTACGCTTGATGGTATTCTCAACGAGTTCCTGTCGCAGGCGGTGATCAACACCATCAAGTCTCAGCAATTTCAGAACCGTATACATGAGGAGCTTGAAAAGGCCGTCGACCGGTTCCTTGAAGGCAAAGAGTTTGAGAAGCAGATCGACTCCGCCGTCAAGGACTACCTCGAGAACACACATATCGAGGTGGATGAGGCTGTTGAAGCTGCTATCAAAGAGTCGCTTGAAGTGGTAAAGATCAGCTTTCAAGGTCACTAACAATGGCCATACCCATTAGCCCTTGGCGCCTCGAGCCAGGATATGGCGACATTAAGGCGAAGATACGCCGAGAGAAAGAGGCCTTTGCGTACGAGCATATGCTAGACACACAGAAGTATCTTATTGACGCAGTGCGTAGCATGCCTACGTCAGCTATAGACGAGGAGCATCAAAAACAGGTGTCTAAGGCGGCACGTTACGCCGAGGCCTACGGCATGTCGGCTCGGCAATTAAGGAAAATGTTCCACGAAGATAAACCCGTTGACAAGAGGTTATTACTGCTATGAGATATTGCTGTGGCTCCATCGACCTCAGAGGCGAGAACTTTCTGCCAAAGGAGCAAGCCGAAATCAGATATCGTATTGAAGAGTTCTTCCGGGGCTGTGTAAAGCTGGAAGAGAACTTCAATGCGCATACTTTGGACATCATTATTGATGACCGTGATTGGCCGCACCCAGTTAAGAATGGGGACTACTCACTGATAGCCCTGAATAGACCGCATAAATCAATAACCGTGAGGCTCAAGTCGCCATCGAACTACATTAGTAGAGGCGTCACCGCTCCGCCACCGCCTTTGAATGAGTGGTATGGCGAAGCAATGCGATCACCAAAGAAGCCTGTAGCACCAACACCTGTAGCACCAACACCTGTAGCACCAACACCTGTAGCACCAACACCTGTAGCACCAACCCGCAGCAAGAAGCTGCTTTTAATCTAGGAGATTTACCATGGCATTTCAAATCAAGTCGTTCAAAGAACTCATCACAATGGGCAAGGAAAAGCTGGAAGAAACCTTGATCCCGTTGCGCGTCCGTACCGCCAAGGCCAAGGCCGAGATCATCAAGGTCGAGCTGGAAGGCAAGTTGCTCGAACTGGAAGCCAAGATTCACAAAGCCTGCGCTGAGAAGGAAATCAACTTCGTCTCGGTGGCGGACATGATGGACGAGTACGAGCTGCTCGAGCGTCGTCTGAAGCAGATCAACGGCCTCGTCTTCAACCTCTTCCCTGAGCAGGAAAATGTCTGAAGAAGTCAAAGAGCTGGAGCCGTACCAGCAGCGCGTGGTGGAGGAGCATCGTCAGTTGAAGATTAAGGCAGATGCCCTCAACCAGTGGCTCAACAGCCGTGCTGTGCCAAGTGGCCTGTCAGTGGACCAACGTCTGCTGATGGAGCTGCAAGGCAATGTGATGCAGCTGTACGCTGAAATCCTCGCTCGTCGCATCTCTCTGTTTTAAGGGGCAAACATGATCCGCGTTGGTAAGACAAATATTGAAGAGCATGACCTTATCGACCGGGTCATGCAGAACCTTCATAGAATAGACTTTAGTGCCCACCCAACTAAAGCCGTTGTACTGGCATCATATATTTTCAGTGTGACTGAAGAGGTGGCAATAGGCCTTTGCCAAGAATACAATGTGAAGCATGATACCATAATTTAGGGGAACAAAATGGAACTGACTGAGAAGATTCAAGAAGCAATCAAGGCAAGCCTGCCCGAGAAACTCGGCGCCGAGCTCAGAGGGCTACTTGTAGAGGCTGAAGAGAATCGAGTGAATTTGCTCAATGCAAACACTCTGATTGAAAACCAGAAAGCCGAGTTGCGTAGCCGTAAGCTTGAGCTTGAAGGCTTACGGGAGAAGGTACAAAAGTTTGGTGACCTTGATGCACGTGCACAAGAGATGGCCCGTCGAGAGATGGCCCTAGAAAACTTAGTGCTAAGAGCCGAGCTCGAGTTTCTCAAGAAATCAAAAGTGGACATGATGGACATGTTCCGTACCATCTTCAAGAACCCTGTTGCCAAAGAGACTATACTGCGTAATGGCAATGAATTTAGCGATGGCTGTAGTAATACAAGCAACTCCTCCACTACAACTGTAGTCAAAGAGGTGGCGGAGTGAAAAGCTTATTCCGCTTTGAGTACATTGAGTTAGACTTCAATATGGATTTTTATATGTGGGGTCTTGAGCGGTCTATTGCTGATGATGTAGACCATGAATTACAAATGCTTTGTATGGGATGGGAACTATGAACCCCTTGATTGTGTTTCACAAAAATTGCCAAGATGGTTTCGGTGCCGCTTACGCCGCCTGGAAGAAGTTCGGCGACTCCGCTGAGTACATTCCGATGCAGTACGGCGATAAATTTGATGTTTCTCAAACTAATGACCGTGAGGTATATGTTATGGACTTTAGTTTTGATAAAGAAACGACCTTACAAATAGCTAGTCGTTGTGCTAAAATGGTATGGTTAGACCACCACGCAACTAGCAAACCACTAGCACAGGAGCTTTGTAATGCCGAAAACGAAAAACTCCCCTTCAGTTTGGACTAAGGAAATTTTCCTTGAGAAAGTTGTAAAGGAGGAAAATGGTTGTTGGTCATTACCAACTAACAAAACTAGAGCTCATCTTATTAGTTTCAAGCTTTTGAAAGGAGAGATACCTAAGACACTGCCAAAGGGCAAAAAGCTAGTTTCCATGTTCGTATGCCACACTTGCGATAATCCCTCTTGCTGTAATCCGCAGCATCTGTTTCTAGGCACATTTGAAGACAACAATAGAGATAGAATGCTAAAAGGAAGATCGTATAGACCCGTAGGCGAGCTTAATGTTATGAAGCGTCCTGAGCTCAAAGAGAAGCGCGCAGGTGAAGGCAACCCGATGTTTGGAAGAAAACATACAGACGAGGCAAGAGCTAAGATTTCAGCCGCAAGCAGCGGTGATCTAAGTTCAAGCAAAAGGGCGGATGTAAGAGCTAAGATTAGCGCAAGTGGTAAAGCTGTTCCAGCAATTCAATGTGTGTACTGTGGTAAATGGATGAAACCTTGGAGTTTAGCGCGTTATCATGGAGAAAAATGCAATGACAGACCGGTATGAAACATATAGTGACATACTTACCGTAGTCCACGACAACAGCAAGTCTGGCTGCGTGCTGGCATGGGAGTACTTCTTCCCAAAAGATGAGATTGGTCAGAAGGACATGCCAAGCGGCCTGATGCACATCGGCGACCGTGATCTATGGCGCTTTGCCTCTCAGAACACAAAACCATTCTGTGCCGCACTAGATACTTACGACAAAGACTTCGAGCTTTGGGATAAGCTGATGGCACATGAGATGTACTTTGAGCTGATCGAAAAGGGCACCGTGCTCCTTCAAGCCCAGGAACAGCGTGTGAAGAGCTTCTCCGATCCGAAAAAGCTTAAGGAGGTGCGTTTTCAGTTGACGGATGGCACGGAGGTGAGCGGCTTGGCAACTAACGTCGTAAGCGACATATCAGAAACCGGCAACTCAATCGCGAAGCAGAGCGGTACGTTCTCGCTGACCTTCTTCGTGACCGGTACTGAAGTCGTTTGCTCGCTCCGCTCCATTGGCGACTATGACGTGACTCCAATCGCTCGGCTCTACGGGGGCGGTGGTCACAAGAACGCGGCCGGCTTCAAGGTGCCGCTTGACCAGTTCTTCAAGCATATCTGGAGGTAGTCATGCCTAACTACTACGTTACCTACAGTTGCAACTCCAACCTTGCGCGCTGCTTTAGCAAAGTGGAGGCGGAAGACTATTCGGCCGCCCGCGAGGCCATTCACAAGGTGACCGATGGCAAGTTCGCGTTCTGCTACACGGAGCATGAATTTGAAGGACAGCCTGAGAAGTACGATCTGTACGAAATAGAGCTTCAACTTCAGTCGCGCCTGTGGTAAAATAACCGAACCCACGCCCGTCGGTGAAAACCCTTTTCAATCATTGTGTGCAATGGTTGGCATGTTGTTTTAAGAATGCACCGGCGGGTTGTGGGTACTTGGAGATTAGTAATGAGTGAGTTTGGCCGAGAGTTCGTATTCTGGTTGTTGGTAGGTATTCTGGTTACCGCCATCATCTGGGAATTAGCAGTACTGTATTACATGGGAGACCGAGATGATCTACAGCAAAGCGTACCTAGCGAAGCTGAAGAAGTGGGAAAAGCAGAGCAAGGAAAAGCCGGACCAGCAAACAAGGAGTCGAGACGGTGAGTTCCGTAACGGTGCTGCCCAAGCCTACGAGCGTGGAGGTAAGCCGCGATGAGCGGTGAAGACAACGGTGACATGTGGCGCAGTTACAAAGCCGAGCGCCAAGAGAAGCGCGCTAACAACCGAGAGCTCAGCGCTTCGTACCTTCGTGACCGAGGCATCTTGTTCCAAGTCAGTAATGGTGGCGCCCACCTGATTGTTGAAGGTAAGAATTGCTATATTGATTTCTGGCCAGGCACTGGGCGCTGGATTTCTCGTAAGGGCGGTGCCGGTTTTGGTGTTAAAAACCTTGTGGAGTTTATACTGAAATGAAATTCAATATCCCCGTGCCCCAAGAGCCGCTCGATAATGATGAGCTCCGTGTTGGCAACGTTTACAAATGCAAAGGTGGTGGAAAGACTACTTTCTGGATCGTTATTAATTTTGACGACCGCTCTGTGCAACTCATTGGTATAAACCGCAATGGCATAATTACATCTGCCTCAGCTTACGGCCGCCATGTTTTTGATAATTCATCTTCTTTGTTCCGTCGTGCGCCTATAGGCTTCTGCGCAGGTCTCGATGAAATGGAGTTCAACATCACTTGGAGGGAAGAAGAATGAGCACAAACGATATTACTGGTGATAAGATAAAGACCAAAGTAAATAGCGATCAAGACAAGTTCGCCGAAGGTCATGACCGTATTTGGGGCAAGAAGGACGAACCAAAGGTACCAGCAGGCTACACCGCCGAGGAGCTTGAAGCTGACAACCCATACAACCGGTGGATGCACGAAAAATGAGCGCTCACTGGTAACAAACTTGCGTTATAATGTTTTTATGTAAGTTAATTGTGACTTGCTGTTATTGGTTGGGAGACTAATATGAGTTCACGCCCTATTTTGGCCACTGTATTCCGTAAGAAGATACCTCACGCAGTGCGCCGTTATGCGCGCATTGACACTGCGTACCCGCGTGCTTTGCAAATCCTGATTCAGCAAGGCGAGCCCGGTGATGTGGTGGAGTTCTCGCATTCCGAGTGGGGCTTTCAAATTGGCTGGATCAAAATCCATGTTGGTGGTAAAATCAGCGGAGAGTGGGTGAAGGAATAAAAATGGAAAAAGACTATTCACTACTGCGCCCCTTCGACTTGGAGAAAGCGAAGGCTGGCGGGGCGATTTGTTATTACCAAGACGGAACGCATCGCGAGTTTATTACCGGGCCAGATGACCACGGGTATTTCGTGATTAAAAGTCAAGATGGATGGTTCCGTTTTGGTAAGCACGAAGATTACCGCATGGCCCCGCTTGCTTGGGTAGAAGGCAAGCCGGTTTATAAGGGCGATGTGTTGTATTCGCATTTCTTCAAGGAAACATTTGAAGTAACTGGCATTGACCGAGTCGGTCAGTTTAAAGCCGAGAAACACAGCCAGTTTTCAGCCACCGAAAGCACGTCATGCACTTGGACACCGCCCAAGAAGACGCGGGAGGTCAAGCTGCTTGGCTACCTCACGTCAAATAATCTTGTTTGGTACAAGGATGCTTTCAAAGCTCCGCTAGAGTGGAGTCGTGTACCCAGCGAAGACCGCACAGTGACAGTGGAGGAATGAAATGAACATAGACGAACTGGCGCTGAAAGTGGCTCCTACAATCTGGCCGAGGATGCCGACAGGTAAATTCAAACTTGCGGTAGATGTAGGCTAAAAGGCCATCCGTTCATACCAGATGGCTATCACTTAATACATCGTGCCGTTTGGTGGCATGTTACAGGATTCGCCGCGCAAGGCCAAATTGTGCATCATAAAGATGGTAATAAGTTGAATAACTTAGCTACTAACTTAGTAGCACAAAGTGTAGCGCAGCATCAGTCAGAAGCAAATAAAGGCTTGAAAAAAAATAATGGGCCAAAGTTAATGGGCAATAAAAATGCCAAGCAGCTAGACATTACGTTAGTAACACAGGTTTTAGAGTATAACCAAGAAAAGCATAGCGCTTACCTACTAGGTAAAAAATTTGGAATAACTGCACAAAAAGTATATTATATTTGGAATAAATATAGAAAGGTAGGAACCTAAAATCAATGTCTTCATCCTCGACACAAACCCCGTTGTCGCCGCTCAAATGCAGTGTGACAAGCACGTGGTTAAGATGATCCTCGAAACCGCGCAAATCCTGTCCACTATCTGTGGCGGCCCGTACAAGCCTACTCACGTCAACCACCCTTGTACTAAGTGGGCTGCTGCCAACCGCATCAACTTCAGCTGGCTGCGCCGCCATGGCCTAGCACTTTGTGAAGAGTACACTCACCGTTATGGCAAAGTGCATAAGAGCGCTGTAGTGATTGAAAACGCGCGGTGTGCACGTGATTTGCCCATTGGCATCAGCGAGTTTGTACAGTGCATGCCTGACGAGTTCAAAGATAAAGACCCGGTAATTGCCTATCGCAAATACTATCATTCAAAAGCAAGCTTTGCAACCTGGAATAAAGGTCGCGAAGCACCGTACTGGTGGGGAGAATACGCATGAAAGTAAATCTTATAGCATACCTTACTAATGAGTATCTGAGCCTTGATACTATTCTTGGTATGCACGATGAGTCAGATGCTATTTCTAACTTGACTTTCTACAATAAAGATATGACGCAGCATGGCTGGGTTAATGTCGGCACAGCGGATATTGAAGTTACCTTCATAACACGTGAAGAGGCTCTACAAAACCAGGTAGAATCCTTAAAAGCTAAGAAAGCTTCCATTATTGCAGAAGCTACAGAAAAAGCTACAGAAATTGATGAACGCATTCAATCTCTGCTAGCACTGCCCGCCCCACCACTAACCCAACAAGATACTTCGGATATTATAGACGATGATTTCCCTTTCTGATAAGGCCCAGGCGCTTAGCGCTTTGCACGAAGAGCTGCAGATCGTAGAAGACATGCAGCTCAAAGTAGGCGAGGACATTGCCAACCTCTTCCTGGATCAAGTGCGTCTTGCGGAGCGTATTCGTTCAATCTGTGCTGCCATGGAGAAGATCATAGCATGCTGAGTGTCATAGACCAAATCGGAGCAGCTAATAAAGACATAACAAAGCGCCGAGAGCAGAGCGCCGAGCGGCAGAAGGCCTGGCAGCGAGTGACTGAAAAAGCTCGACTGATGCATACAGCTAACGCGATCGAACGCTATCGGCACGCGATGATTACGAAGTCGTGGCTGACACAATCGCAGATCGAACAGTCGCTTGGCTACGCGGCCACAGTGTCTACCGCCTTCTTGAAGAAGCTAGTGGAAGACCTAAAATTAGTGGAGCGCAGAAATCGTGACGGCGCGGTAAAATATAACCGTATGCGTGGTTACGAATATCGCTGGATAAAGGAGTCTTCTGATGGGCCTGAATTACCAAGCAATAGCTGAGTGCGTGGCCTCCGCCAGCAAAGACCCGCGCTATAAGATTGGGGCGGTTATCTTTGACAAGCATGGTAACATTCGCTCTACTGGCTACAATGGAGCGCCACGCGGTGTATTAGATAAGCCTGAGCGCTACGAAAAGCCGGCTAAGCAGTTTTATATTGTACATGCAGAGGCAAACGCAGTAGCACAAGCTGCCAGAATGGGCGTATCATTGGACGAATGCTGTATGCTAATTTGGGGCAAACAGCCTTGTGCAAATTGCGCAGCGCTTATCATTCAAGCCGGTATTAAATCCGTTCTGTTCAAGCGCGAGAAGCTTGAAAGCTCAAGCTACGCAGATAGTTTTCAAGCAGCCAGTACAATGCTGGCTGAGGCTGGCATTAAAGTCACATTCATTTAAGGAATAACATGGAATTTGCAGAAGCAGTTGTACAGTTCAATAGCCAAGTGCTCGGCATCGAACAACGCCCTCCCGCCAGCCTTTGTACAGCCGAGTTCAATCATGGCCTAAAGTGTCTCAATGAAGAGGTGGTTGAGTTTGGCGAAGCGCATGTCCAAGCAGACTACATAGGGCAAATCGATGCACTTGTAGACCTCATGTACTTCGCCACTGGGCTCATGTACAAACTCGGCCTCACGCCCGCTCAGATTCACGCCTGTCAGATGGCCGTCCATGATGCTAACATGACCAAGAAGAAGGGTGTAGTGGCCAAGCGTGATACCGGTGCACCAGACGCGGTAAAACCAGAAGGTTGGATTCCGCCCGAGGCACGTATTGCCAAGATTGTCCTCGGTTAAAATAATTACATAAAGATGTTTACTTAGGGCATTGTTTGTTGTATAATGTTTTTATGCGAGTTGATATTGATTCGCTGTTAATCAAACCTTCGTTGGGAGACGATAATGGCACACCAGTTAGACTTTAAAGAAGATGGCACTGCGCGTATGGCATACGTTGGCGAGACTCCATGGCACGGTTTGGGAAGTAAACTATCTGAAAACTCGCCGATCGAAGTGTGGGCAAAGCAAGCTGGCATGGATTACTTCATCGGTGAAACGCCGGTTGAGTACTCAGTCAATGACCAGCACAACATTTACACCGGCAAGAAAGTGCTGTTCCGCAATGACAACGGTGCCGCGCTGAGTGTTGTGTCTGATCGCTACAAAGTGGTGCAGCCGCTGGAAGTGCTCGAGTTCTTCCGCAACCTGACCGAGCAGCATGGCTGGCAGCTTGAAACAGCTGGCGTCTTGTATCAAGGCCAGAAGTACTGGGCTCTTGCGAAGACCGGCAACGAAGTGCGCATCATGGGGCAAGACCTTCTGAAGGGCTACGTGTTGCTCGCCACCTCTTGTGACGGTACACTCCGCACGATGGCCAAGCGCACCTCAATTCGCGTCGTCTGTAACAACACTCTCAGCTATGCGGCGGCAAACAATGAGCCTGAAATACGTGTCAGCCATGCTTCTACTTTTGATGCAAATGCAGTTCAAAATGAGCTCGGCGTTGGCGATGGATGGCACGAGTTTGCGGCACATGCTGAAGAGCTCGCCAAGCGCAAAGTCAGCAACCAGGAAGCTGTTAACTACGTGCTCAGCCTCTTCGGCGACGTCAAGCTGCCACTTACCCAGCAACCCGCGATCAATACCATTGCAAAAGTACTTCAGCTGTTCGACGGCAATGGCAAAGGTTCCGACCTTGCATCGGCCCAAGGCACTGCATGGGGCTTACAAAACGCTGTTTCAGAATTTGTACTACATCATAAAGGTAAAGATCAATCACGTCGCCTTGATAATGCTTGGTTTGGTAAAGGCGATCAATTAATTTCAAATGCGTATATAGAAGCGTTGAAGTTAATTGCGGCCTAGGCGTTAATTGGTGACTGTTTTATGCTATAATTATTTAACAGTCACCAAGGAGCGTATTATGCCAAAGCGCGGAGATGTACGTGAAATAGATGGTTTTATATTCTGGGGTCTTGAGCGTAAGTGGTATAATAAAGATGAATTTAGGGAAAAATGGTTATCACCCGATGCTTTTGCAAGAAAGAAAATAAGCGCTGTCAAGTCTAGCATGAAATCTACGAAGTTACGTAAGGCTGCTGATCCAGAGTATGCCAGGCTTAAACGTGAAGATTCTGCAGATAGAATGCGTAAAGCTTGGGGTATTAGGCCAAAAGAAATGATGGTAGTAAGAAAACGTGCTTTCTGTAAAAAGTATGATATTGCCTTTGATCTGACTTGTGAAGATTTTGAAATACCTGAGTTTTGCCCATTGTTGGGTGTTAAATTAAGTAGGGGCGTAGGAATTGCGCACGAGTATTCACCAGAGCTTGATAGGATAATACCGAGCAAAGGATATGTTAAAGGTAATGTCTGGGTTATATCTAGGAAGGCAAATATGATTAAGACAAATGCAACTATTGAAGAGATTAGGCTGGTAGCATCAAACTGGCCTTGGTAAAGTACCCTCACCCCTGAGAAATGAACGGCTCAGGATTTTTAATGCTGGCATCAGATTATTGTCTAGCGGCAGACATACTTGCACAGAGATGAAGACGAGAGTAAGCCCAGCATCTTTTTGGAGGTTAGCATGACGGCTATTCTGCTTATCATCATTGCAGTTGAGCTGGTTATTCTTTTCAATTGGCCACCAGTTAAGGACTTTAAACCGTATGAGCATGATTGAAGAGATGGACCTTGGCAGTGCTATTGATGCTTTGTACACACAAAGAGCCGAGCGCTTGGCTGCTGAGAAGATTATCAAAGGTATGAAGACACGAGAGCTTGAGCTTCGTGTTCATATCAAGAACATGTTGGATGCAGTAAGTCTTGAGATGGGCGCAGGAAAGCTGGCTACAACTTCTATTCAACGCTCCGAGGAGCCGACAGTAGTAGACTGGCCAGCAGTCTATGCGTTCATCAAGGAGAACGACGCCTTCGATATACTCCAGCGTAGATTGTCCCCCACCGCTGTAAAAGACCGTTGGGATGAAGAAATACTTGTACCAGGCATTGACAAGTTCACTACCTGGGATTTGAGTCTCACAAAGAGAAGTAAGTGATGCAAACCCGTACATGTAAGACATGCAACATCGAGAAGCCGTTTGCTAAAGGTTCCTGGGTGGTTTCCAGAGGTTATCCAATAGGAAATGTATGCCTAGCGTGTAGCTCAAAAAGAGTAGTAGCCTGGGCAAAAGAGAATAAAGCCAAAGTAAATGCACGCAACACAAGATGGCAAAGTAATAACTTGGCCCAGCATGCAGCACATTCACGTAAGTCGCAGGCAAAACTTGCAAAACGCATGCCCGCATGGCTAACTGAAGAAGATTTGGATACCATAAAACATTTCTATGATCTTGCTAAAGTAATGGAGGCTAACACAGGCATCAAATACCACGTAGATCACATAATACCTCTGACAGGTAAAATGGTATCGGGCTTACATGTACCAACAAATTTGCAGATATTGTCTGCAAGCCAAAATTCTAGTAAAGGAAATAAACATGGCTAAGAAAGAAACCCCAGTTGAAGGCGAAGTTGTAATTGATGGAGCCGAAACGGCAGCACAGACAACTACTGCGCTAGTCAATTGGGAGGATCAGCTTTCCAAGTACGCCACCGAAGCTGCTGCCGAAGAAGAAATGTTTGGCGGCAAGTTCCTCTCACTCAAGGCCGGGCGCTTGGCGATCGATAGTGTGCCCTGCGCCGGCAACAAGCTGGACGTGATCGTGGTGGCCTACACGACCGAGTTCGCGCTTTACGAGGGCAAGTACGACCCGAACAATCCGCAGCCGCCTGTCTGCTTTGCATTCGGCAAGGACGAGCAGACCATGCAGCCGCATGAGAAGTCGGCCAAGCCGCAGAATGACAACTGCTTCCATTGCCCGAAGAACCAGTGGAAGTCTGATCCCGAAGGTGGCAAGGGTAAGGCTTGCAAGAATACGCGCCGTCTGGGCTTCATTCCTGCAGATGCCATTAATGATCCTTCAAAAATCAAAGATGCTGAGGAAGTTTTTGTCAAACTGCCAGTCATGAGCGCCAAGAACTGGTCGAAGTATGTCAATGACGTGGCCGCCCAATACAAGCGCCCTCCGTTTGGCGTGCTGACCTCGATCACGACCGAGCCGGATGCCAAGTCTCAGTTCAAGGTCGTCTTCAAGTCGCTCGGCCGTATCGAAAGCCAAGAAGCAATGATGGCCCTGATCGATCGCCACGAAGCTTCGCAGCAGACCATCGGCTTCCCGTACTCGGCCGCCTCTGAACAGGCACCGGTCAAAGAAAGTGACAAGTTCTAATGCCGTCGCTAGCCCAACCTGTAGAACTCACGGAGCGACAGAGGATTCTGCTCCGTGATCTGAGCTCCTGGGCTACTCTGCAACAGCATATTACCACCCTTGATACCGAGGACGAAGTCCGGTGGCTTATGCGGGCAGAGCAGGCAGGTAAAGGTCGCATCAGGATTCTCGAAAGGCTTTTATCAAGATTTAATAAATTAAGACTAGAGCGTGAGCGTCGTGAGTTAGCTCACGGTAAGTTACCCTTTTAGGCGAAATAAATGGCTGCACGTATTTGTAAAGATTGCGATAAGGGGCTTCCGCCTACCGCCGAGTATTGGCCAACAAAATATGGCCAAATCAGTGGATTAGTTTGTCGCAAATGTAACTCAAAACGTGTAGCCATTTATCAAAAGCAAAGAAAGTTAGATGACCCAGAATATAAAGCTGCGCGCAATAAGTCTAGTGTAATCTCTGCTAAGAAAAGATATAACAGCGATCCGGCATTTAAGCAGTATATGCATAATGCAGCCAAGAAGTATATGAAGGCGTTACGCCTGCGAAGCGCCATACAAAGAGCTAAAGATTCAGCTGCTGGTTGTAAATGGGCGTACAATAACAAGGCTAAATGCGCAGCAAAAAGTATGGCTAGACACGCGCTCAAGCTTGGGCGGACCCCTCGGTGGCTTACAGAAGACGACAAGCAAAGTATAGCTAAACTTTATGTATTGGCGCGAGAGTTGTCCTATAGAACAGGCGTAGAGTACCAGGTGGATCATATTTTACCATTACAGGGCAGGCATGTAAGCGGGCTACATGTACCAAGCAACTTACAGGTGATTACTGCCACATTAAATAAGTCTAAAGGTAATAAATATGCGGTATAATAATTTTGCCACCCCAGCTGCCGTCTCCCACGGCTAGGAGGTTCGTAACACGGTACTACGATGACACCCCGGAAAGACGGGGGAAGAATTTAAGTCTTGTGCGTCCGTGAATTGTACACGCATTTCCAGTCTGATTCGGATAACTACTGGACGTTAGGTGGTCAACGTAATTAAGGGTAAATGCAGCCGGATACCGACCATCAGGCATTGACAGGCCGGAGAGTACGGTCAATTAAAATAGGTTGTACAGCGCATTGTAAACATGCTATAATTCCCTTTTAGTTTAGTGGTAAAACCCCAGTTTTGTAGTCTGGTATCAACTGTTCGATTCAGTTAAAGGGAACCATATGTATAGCAAAGAGCAACGTCGGGCTTACAATAATGCTCGCCATCATAGGCTGCGCAATGAAGCAATAGAAAAGCTTGGCGGTAAGTGCAATAAGTGTGGTAGCATGTCAGAGCTACACTTCGACCATGTAGATGCCGATACTAAGTCAAATGTAAGGCAATCGCTATTTAATTATTCAAAAGAGTTTATAGAAAAAGAATTACAAAAATGCCAGCTTTTGTGCAGTGCTTGCCACTTAGAGAAGTCAAAAGTTGCTGGAGACTTACGGCGCAATAGGGTAAAAGGCTCTAAAATTAAAACCTCTAAGCTTACAGAAGCACAAGTGCTGGAAATAAAAAACTTATTGCAAAATACTTCTACATGGGCTTTGGCGCTAAAGTATGGTGTATCACAGCGCAGTATATCTAACATAAAATCAGGCGCTTGTTGGGCGCATATTTAAGTCAACATTTGGGAGAATCACTTGACACTTGTAGCCTTTGATTTCGAGTCCGAAGAAATCCTGCCATTCCCTGAATACCCGCCTAAACCCACAATGCTTGGCATCTACGCCGAGGGCCAAGAGCCACGTTATTTCTCGTGGGGCCACCCTGAAGGTAATAACTGCAAAGAGGAGGATGCACGTTATTACCTCAAAATGTTTTGGGACAATCCAGACATTGAGCTGATAGCTCACAACCTACCTTTCGATACACTGATCGCTGTGAAGCACTGGGGCTTTGACCTTTTCCGTAAAGGCCCAATTCACGATACAATGGTGCAAGCTTTCCTACTTGACCCCCACGCACGCACCATTGCTCTGAAGCCACTCGGTGAGAAGTACCTCGGCTTGCCGCCTGACGAGCAAGATGCAGTGCTTGATTGGCTAGTTACCAATCGTGTCTGCCGCGCAACAAAAGACTGGGGTAAGAATATCTGCAAGGCACCGGGCACGATCGTTGGCCCGTATTGCGTAGGTGACGTGGTTCGCACCATGGAACTCTTCAAGAAGTTCCGTGTATTGATAGCGGAAGCAAGCATGGAGAAAGCGTACGATCGTGAGATGGCTTTAAGCAATATCATGCTTGAAAACACGCGCGATGGAGTACGCGTCGACATACCACGTCTCGCGAACGACATCGCGATATACAATCGTGCGCTTGCTGACGTCGAAACGCTTCTGTTCCAGTATCTCCAGTGCGAGCCGTTCAATGTAGATAGCGATGCTATTCTAGCAGATGCTATTGACCGTGTACACCCAGGGCTCGAGTGGATTAAGACGCCGAAGGGCAAGCGGTCTACCTCCAAAGCTAACATGGAGATTACGCTGTCAGGCATCGGTGGCTATCTCGGTGCCCTCCTTCAGTATCGTGCCTCCGTCTCCACCTGTGTACACACGTTCATGGAGGTATGGTATAAGCAAGCAGTCGAAGGCGATGGTCGCATGCGGTGTCAATGGCACACCACTCGGTCTGATGATGCGGGAGCCCGTACCGGCCGCATGAGCTCTAAGCCTAACCTTCAGAATATACCAACGCTGGAGTCTGCGAAGTTTAAACAAGCCATTAAGCTACATCTTGAGTTTCTTTCGCATATGCCTTCATTACCAAACGTCAGATGCTATATCATTGCTGATGATGAAGACAGCGTACTCCTCGACCGCGACTTCAGTGGCCAAGAGCTACGTGTTATGGCCCACTTCGAAGATGGCGCGGCACTGAAGGCTTACCAAGAAGACCCTACACTCGATTTGCACCAGTGGGCCGCTGACATGATTAACCAATCACTCGGCCTTGGCATCTCACGGAAGCAAACGAAGACGTGCTCTTTTGCCATTCTGTATGGCTCAGGGCTGAAGACGCTAGCAGCTCAGATGGGCTCAGATACAAGCCAAGCTGCTATGGTTAAGGGCGCATATCTTGGCGCGCTGCCGGGTCTGCAAGACCTGATTAACGGGCTGAAAGCTAGGGCACGTGACAACAAACCATTCCGCACGTGGGGCGGCCGCATCTACTATTGCGAAGAGCCTAAGTTCATGGATGGCCGGTGGAGGACATTTGACTATAAGATGGTCAATTACCTCATTCAGGGCTCTTCTGCAGATGTGTCTAAGGAAGCGCTAATACGGTATAATAAACGCAAGCAATATGGGCGTATACTTCTGTGCATTCACGATGAAATAGTAATTTCATGTCCCAGGCAATATGCAGCAACTGAAATGGCTATTCTTAAAGAATGCATGGAAGGTATTGAGCTGGATTGCAAGTTGATTACCGATGGCGATTACGGAGATAACTGGCATGACCTGCAAAGTTTTGATGACACAAATCCTCCAAGCCTTTAATGCTAAACTTGGAAAACCTACTGCAAAAGGGTGTATAGAATGGCTCGGCACTAAGCAGCCAAATGGCTATGGTGTATTCAGGGCAGGCAGAAATAGCTTAGGCACAGATTTGGCCCATAGGTTTATTTGGCTAGCTACCAATGGGCCAATAAGTGATAACTTACATGTTTTACATCATTGTGACAATCCCATTTGTTGCAATATTGAGCATTTATTTCTAGGTACGCCAAAAGATAATATGCTTGATAAAAAAGCTAAAGGGCGTACCAATAATGGCATAACTTGTGGTGAAATACACCATAAAGCTAAACTTACAGATGCTCAAGTTGCATGTATTCTATTAGACACCCGAGGCTGTACAATAATTGCGGCAGAATATGGTATGCAACGAACACAAATTTGGCGTATAAAAACTGGACGTGCAAGAACTAGGTCTGGCAAGTTCTCTACCAAAGAAAACTAGTATGACGTACAAGAAACCTGCGCCGACCCAGCCTGATTGGGTATGCTTTCAATGTGGTCGCAAGCACAAAGTTGGACACTGGCGAGAATTTAGCACTTGGCACCATGGACGCTGTGGTGTTTGCAATGAGGAAGTACCCGTCACTGAGCCCCGGGACATGGGCTATCTGAAGAAGACTTGGTTAAAGGATAAAGAAAAATGGCAGACCAAGTAAAAACCTGCAAAGTCTGTGGCAAAGATAAGCTATTTGCTAAAGGCACATGGCTTTGGTCTTCTGCGCTAAATAGCCCTAAGGGCTTAAGATGTCTGGAATGCGTAGTTACAGCTAACAAAAACTGGAGGCTAGACAACAAAGAAAAGGCCAACAGTACCGCTAGGGCCCATTACCAAAAAAATGCAGAAATTATTAAAGCAAGGTCACATAGCTGGCAAAAAGCTAACCCCGTATCTCATAGAATTTCCAGTAGAAACTGGGCAATAAGAAATAAAGAAAAATGTTGTGAAAAGCAAAAATTATGGCAATTGGCTAACCCTAATAAAGTATGGCGTATACTGCATCCAGATAGGGCGAGGGCAAAAGTCAGGCGTGACCAGGCGATCAGACTACTACGTGTACCAAAGTGGTTAACTAATGAAGACCTACAAGCCATACAGGAAGTATATACAAATGCTCGTAAAATTGAAGAAGCTACAGGTATAAAACAGCATGTCGACCATATTGTGCCATTACAAGGTACTACAGTATCTGGTCTACATGTACCAACTAATTTACAAATTATACCAGCCACCAGTAACTTAACTAAAGGAAATAGCTATGACTGAACAAAAAATAACTGCTTGGAGTTACTCGCGCTACTCTACATATCAGCAATGCCCGTTTAAACTAAGGCTTACCGCGTTGGACAAATTCAAAGAGCCATCAAACCCAGCTCTTGAAAAGGGTATTGCAGTACATGCTGAATTGGAGCGTTATTTAAAGTTGCCCAACGAGCCACTCCCACAATCAGGTATCAAGCTTTGTGCCGATCTTGAAGAGCTAAAAGCGCGTAAGCCATATTCTGAGCTAGAGGTAGCTTTCAACAAAGATTGGCTTCCAGTAGATTGGTTTGCTAAGGATGCCTGGGCTCGCATTAAAATAGACGCACTAGTCAAGGACGGTGATTACGCGTATGTTGTAGATTTTAAGACAGGTCGTATGAATGATGGTTATGAACCACAATTGGAGCTTTATTCGCTAACAGCGATGATTATGTTCCCCAATGTCAACACTGTAGACACGTCACTATACTTTGTTGATGCCGGGCGTAAGCTCGATGGGCAACAATACGTGCGTGCTGATCTTGATATGCTGAAAGCAAAATGGACAGATCGTGTAAGCATGATGCTAGCTGACACAGAATTTCGTGCCACGCCCAATCAGTGGTGTAAGTGGTGTCACTTCCGCAAGTCCAACGCAGGTATCTGTGAAGCTGCGTAATGCTTGAAAGCGACGTAGAACATAAGCTGGTCAGGCAACTCAAGAAGCTGGGCGTTGTGCATGTCAAGATGAGTGCCATCGCCCAGCGTGGTTGGCCTGACCGCCAGATCATACTACCTGAGAGCAGAGTGCTTTGGATTGAGCTGAAGGCGCCTGGTAAAGAGAGTAACGTATCCCCTAACCAAGAAATCGTACACGCCAAGCTCCGAGCTCTCGGCCACTTGGTTTTAGTTTCATCTAACGTTGAAGAATGTTTGGAATTCATACATGCCAATCTTCGCCCCACATGAGTACCAAGAGCAGGGCATTAGACTGCTACTTGAAAAGCAGCATTGCGGCCTATTTCTAAAACCTGGACTTGGAAAGACGTCCACAACACTTGCCGCTATCAGCATTTTACTCAAACAAAAGCTAATCAAGCGTGCCTTGATTATTGCCCCGCTCCGCGTGGTCCACCTTGTATGGCCGGATGAAATCAGCAAGTGGGACAACTTCAACCATCTGTCCTACTCTGTGCTCCACGGACCTGAGAAGGTGGAGCGCATTGACGAGAAGACGAATATCCATCTCATGAATTATGAGGGACTGCTCCACCTATTGCCGGACATGCTGGCTAAAGCGCAGTTCCCATACGACATGCTGGTGCTTGACGAGTCGTCAAAGATGAAGTCGCACACCAGTAAGCGCTACAAGGCGCTCAAGAAAGTGCTAGGTAAGTTCGGGCGCCGAGTAATTCTGACGGGGACACCAGCACCGAACGGAATGATGGACCTGTTCTCGCAGTGCTATTGTATGGACCTCGGCATGTCGCTGGGTAAGTACATTACCCACTTCCGCAATGAGTTCTTCCATCAGAAGCCATTTGACGATTACAACTGGTTCCTAAACGAAGGAGCTGAGGAGAAAATCTATAGTCGTCTGCAACATAAGGTTTTGCACCTAAGCGCCGAGGACTACTTGAAGATGCCTCAGCTCTTTGAGACAGACGTCTTCGTTGAGCTGCCCGCCTCCGCCATGAAGCAATACAAGTCAATGGAGAAGCTTCTGATGACCCAGGTGCTCGGTGGCCAAGTGGTGGCAGCCAACGCGGCTGTAGCTAGCGCCAAGTGCCGTCAGATAGCTAATGGGTTTGTCTATGACAATGGGGTAGCAACGGAGATTCACGATGCCAAGATTGACGCTTTCGAAGATTTGCTTGAGCAACTTGATGGAAAGCCTGTACTTGTCTTTTATGAGTACACGCAGGACCTCGACCGACTGCGCGCCAAGTTTCCCGGAAAGCATATTGGCGGGGCAGTTAATCAAGTACAGGTACAGCTGCTTGCCGACTGGAATGAAGGCAAAGTACCCCTGCTATACGCACACCCAGCCTCTGCTGGACACGGTCTCAACATGCAGCACGGTGGCCATAATATTATCTGGTTCGGACCATCGTGGGACATGGAGCTTACGGAGCAGGCTATTGACCGTCTATACCGACAAGGGCAGAAGAACGATGTCTTTGTCTACAGAATCATGGCCAAAGGTACCATTGATGAGCTCATCGCCAAGCGCTTAGTGGCTAAGGACAAACTCCAGTCAGATTTATTATCAGCCTTGAGAGAGTACTGGATAACACAATAATCAAATTTGTGTTATAATGTATTTAATCAAGTATGATTAACAGTTGGGAGACTGGAAAATGGAAGTACGGCGATCGAGACATGGTAAGACCGCCCTGGTTATCGGGGGAAATGCTATTGTAAAAATACTCGGGATCACGGCCAACGGACCGCGGTTCGATATGGTGGCTTTCAGAGAGTTCCGTTCGGAGTATAATACAGTTTCAAATATGTCAGTCGATGAAGCAATCTATAGTTTCATCGGTGTGTCCAAGCGTGCTTACAAGCACAACCAAGAAGTCTGTGATTTTTTATGGGAGCAAATTATGTCGAAAAATCTTTCTGAAATGACACTATCTGAGTTAGTGTTAGTGTATAATAGCCTTGCGAAACAGGTGAACAAGCCTGAACGCAAGACTTTCGATTCGAAGGCCGCGGCGCTCGATAGCATTGCGAAGCTCGATGAAGCAGTAAAGCAGCCTACCCTCAATCAAGAGAAGGCTGCCTCCAAATCAACCAACCGGAGTAACAACATGTCTGAACAAGCTGAAGGTCAAGTCGCCGTCGAAAAGAAGCCCCGTGGCAAGGGCATTGGCGCACGTGCCGCCGAGCTGATCCTGGAAGGCAAGACCAACCAAGAAGTGATCGACACCATCAAGGCCGAAATCGAAGGCGCCAACCCGACCAATGCCACCATCGCCTGGTACAAGAACAAGCTGCGCCAAGAAGGCAAGCTTGCCAAGCCGGTCAAGAAGGAAAAGCCGGTCAAGGCCGCCGCTGTTGAAACGACAGTTGACGAAGAAGTTGAAGGCGAAGAAGAAGCCGCCTAAGCGCTCAGCGCTAAGAACGGGGATCTCGGTCCCCTTCTTTACCACATTGATTTACATTTCTGCGTAAGGAAGAATTATGAGCGTCGAAAAGACACTTGAAGCTCGTGGCAGCACGCACGGAGATTTTAAGCATACATCTAAAGTATGCCAGGCGTTATCGGATGCAATGCGGGATTCGCCTAACTGGCAAATGCTAGCCCCATGGCAGCGTGAGTCACTTGAAATGATACAGCATAAAGTGGCAAGAATATTATCCGGTGATCCGTTATTTATTGATTCAGTTCGTGATATAATAGGCTACGCAAAGCTTATGCAAGATATCATAGAGCAAACTGAAGGAGCATCTGATGTCACAAATGTCAAAAGAGTTTTACGCGACGGCGAGTGGGAAACAACTTAAGCTAGCTTTTAAAAATATGAAGGCACGTTGTTATGGCAAAATGAAGCATTGTGACCATAACTATGGCAAAAGAGGCATTACTGTATGCAATGAATGGCTGAATGATATTGATGCGTTTATAAACTGGGCATTAAATAATGGTTTTGAAGTAGGCCTATCACTAGACCGTAAAGATAATGATCTAGGGTACTCTCCAGGTAATTGTAAATGGTCAACTCGCCAAGAACAGCTCAGAAATCAACGTAGAAATAATGTGCTAATCTTCTGCGGTAAAAAACAAACACTAAGCGCATGGGCGGAAGAGCTAGGCGTCGAGTTCAGCACACTCTGGCATAGGCTGAATAGAGGGTTACCTTTAGAAAAAGTATTACAACCTGGAAAATTAAAACCATGGAGACATGGTACACGATCTGGTTATGAGCTTCATAAATGTAGGTGTAAAGAGTGCACTGCCAGCAACACACTTAGGCATAAACTTAGGAGAAACAAAAATGAAAAACGAACGTAACTACCTTGATCTAATCATCAATGTCTTGAACTTCGGCTATAAGTCTGATAGCCGGGCTGGGCCCACTATTAGCCTACCAGGCCAGCAGATTACGGTCGACTTGCGGGAAGGTTTCCCGATGTTGACTACTCGCAAGATCTTCACCAAAGGCATCTTCGGTGAGCTGGCCGCCTTCGTGCGTGGAGCCGAGGACTTAGCGACATTTGAAAGTTTCGGGTGTAACTACTGGAAAGACAACGCGGCAAATTGGCCACCTAACTTCAACAGGCCTGAGTCTGAATGGCAAGTCGGTCAGTCGTATGGCTCGTTGTGGCGCAACTTTGACGGTGTAGATCAGCTGCGGCTAGTGATAGAGTCTCTGAAGAGAGACCCAAGCTCTCGGCGCCATGTTATTACCGCATGGCATCCTGCAGCCTACGCCTGCCTCCCGTCGTGCCACATCATGTTCCAATTCTACGCGCGTCACGGGTACCTGCACTGCCACGTCTATATGCGCTCAGTTGATCTGTGCGTTGGGCTGCCCAGTGACATCGTGCTGTACGCCCTTTTGATGCATTTGGTGGGTAAAGACGTCGGGCTGGTACCTGCAACACTGACGTTCTCATTTGGCGACGCGCATATCTATGAAAATCATATTGCCCCGTTCATTGACATCCAGCGCCAGCGTGAAATAACGCCCCCGCCGACCATCAAACTGGCCCCGGAGGCATCGACGCTGACCTTTACGCCTGACATGATAACTATTGAAGGCTATCAGTCGGGCGAGTCGATCAAGTACGCGTTCAATAGTTAAACTCACTCCGGTCCTCCTCTTCCCGACCGGACATGATCTGCGGGAGGCGGAGGCCTTCTGTTTGTACACCACGCGCCATGCCTGCGCCAATACCGCGGCCACCGGAGCGTAGCATAGTTTGCAGAGCGCCGAGAGCTTGGCTCTGAGCTTGTGGCTCAGCAAAGTGCAGCATCTGGCCTAGGCCGCTCTGAGTATATCTTGTAGCACCTTTGGCACCAAGCACACCAGCTAGCGGCAATGCACCGAAAGCAAGTAGGATACGCTGCGTAGGACTGAGCTCCTCGCCCGCCATGGCATTAAGGCCATAGAACGCCGGAACAGTGGCGCCACCCATCAGAGCTGTACCAGCCGCCCACGGGGCGATGCGTACGCCAGTACGTGGCTCAGACAAAGGCATGGCCGCCGCACGGCGTGTGTTCTTGAGCGCGTCAATTGAGTTTTCAAGGGCACTCTGCTCGGTAGGGGAGAATACTGCTGCGCCTGGAGCCTTGTACCGAGCACCGTGGTTGATTATGGAGGTACTGAGGCCGGTCTCGGTATTGGGATTCAGACCAGAGCTAATGACTTCATCGATCAGCTCATTCTTAGCGCCCTGCTGGCCTTGTGGCGTAGCAAGGTCCATAAAGTCTTGAGCCAACTGTTGACGATCCTGTTTGAACACGCCCTTAGGAATGGTCTCAGAGTCGATCTTGTCTTTCACCGCAATATTGGAGAAAAGCGGGCTCTTCGACAAGTTGGCTTGCGGATCGGTATACGGGACGACGTTCTCTTTGTAGAAGCTACGTGCGTCGCCATAGGCGGAGTTCAACGCCTTGTTACCCGTGTTCTGCCCCCACGCATCCAAGTCTTTGTCAAGAGCTTCAAGCATGATTGCGTAGGCCCGCTTGCGACTAGGCTTGTCTGCGTCACGGAACTCGGAGCCGAGCGCTGAGCGCAAAGATTTGACTTCATTGAAATCAAGTTCCTGCGGCTTCATGAAAGGCTGGCCGTTTTGCTGTAGGATAACACTTGCCTGCTGGTCAGTGTCACGCTTGACACCAAGCATTTTGCGCCACATCGGGTTATCTTGCATCTCTGCAAAATACTCCGGCTTTTCAGCGAGCAGGCTCTGGGCGGCAGAAAGAGTTTCGTTTGGCTTGATCGGCAGCACACCGGGTTGCGAGGCAAGTGTGGACACGTTATCAAACATGTCCTTGGCAGCCTTCTTGTTGGCAGCATAAGCATCTTTGATACCTTTTGCCATAGCGTAGGTATCAGGCACCACATTACCAGCTTTGTCGCGGACAGGCTTGTTGATCGCTGCCTGCGTACGACCGAGCATGCGTTTCAAATCTTCTTGCTGCTTAAGCATGAAGTCACGACGCTCGCCGAGCACTGGCTCAACGAGGTTTTCAAAGTTGCGCCACGTGCTAGCTTGATCCACGTCGCCAATAGATGTGCGAACGCCTTGCTGCGCCATCAGCTTTTGAATCTTGGCAGCTTCAGGGTTAATGCTCGGCATTTCAGGAACCGGGAGCCGAGTACCACGCCCTGAGGCACGTAGCGCCGCATTAGCTGAGTTAGCCAGCACTGTGGGGGCAACGTTGGACACCTTGCCAGCCATGTTAGCTACGCCGCCAAGCACCTTCTGACCTGCCGCTGCGCCGAGCGACTGCACAACAGGGTTGAGCATACCAGCATGACTAGCCTGCTCTTCCGTAGTAGTTGGCGTGAGGGTGCCACTGGCTAGGCCCTGCATTGCCGCAGCACGGACAGTATTCGGGATGTTGGTGGGCTGCATGCCTGCAATGATGTCAGGCGCCATATGGCCAAACTGGCCTGCTGCCGTCTCCATCAGTGGCTGGTCACGCAGTGCCGCTTCGTCTACCTCGGGTTGAACGGATTTGTCGCCCACCAATTGGCGAACTCGCTGACCCACTCCTGTAAGCCGTTTGCCAGCTCCAGCAAAGAATCTGGCTTCAGGGCCAGAAAGGTTAATGCGAGTACTGCCCAGAGGATGCTGTATTTCAAGCTCATGACCACCTTCAAAAGGAATCTCAGACTTCCCCGCTTTACCGGGGACAATATCATTGAGCGTAAGACGGGGCAGTGACCTTGCAGCTGTAACTGCCTGCTTGGTCACCTCGGCACTCGGCTCCTCAAGGTCAGATAATGTCAGACGGGGAAGTCCGCTCATTTTTTACCGCCTCTCTTTTGGTAGTCCTGTTCCATCTCACGCCACACTTCCACTGCGGCCTGAGGGCCTAGGTCCGGGTGCTTGGCTGTGTATGCCTTGACAAAATCATTGCGGAAGATCAGCTTGCCACCCAGATACTGTGTCAGTGGATCGTTGGCCATTTCCTTATTCCAAAGCTGACGGGCTTTAGTCGGAGAACCATTATTGGACTCAGCAACACGATCGAAAAAGTCGCGTTGGTCCAATGTGCGTTGTGCACGTTCTTGACCCAGCTTGATGCTGAAGTTCAAGACTTGTTTGAAGTCAGTGGTTTTTGGGAACTCATTGGCAATTCGCACCTCGTCGCTCTTGGTCTGTACGCCCTTTTCAGCACGCAGACCAGCGTTGTTCAGCTGGCTGATAATCAAGTTGGCATTACGCGTCTTGATAGCGTTCTGAATCATTGGCGAATTGGGGTCCTGGCCGAGGGCCGAGAACAGAGAGCCGATCACTTGCTGCGTGTTGGCGAGGGCATTTGTTTCCGGCTTGATCTTTGCCAGATTGTCAAACGCTTGCTTTTGAGCTTCGGCGGACAAGGCAGCCTGCTGAACAGACTCATAGTCTTTCACGTAGCTTTCGGCCATGCCGGTGGCGCCAGCTTTGTCTGCAGCTTCCTTCGGAAGATTCCGCAGTACCGGCTGAACAGCCGACGCAGCTTGTTGTAATGGCGACGGTGGCGTATCCATTCGCATCGTCGGCTGACTTGGTTTATTCGTCGGTAGCTGTACGTTCGTCGGCGGATTTTCGTTGACGCCACCTCCGAGCTGATTTACCGTCTGCTGTTGCTGCGGAAGCACCGATTGAGCACGCTGAAGCTCTTGTTGAAGAACCAACGTGCGGGTCGGGTCGTTGGAGACCTTTTTCAGCTCAGCTTGGATTTCCTGAATGTTCCGCGCAGCCTGTGCAGCCTCGCCGCTTTGTGGCAGTGTGCCCGGGTTATTCCAGCCCTCGGCTTGCGGCATCTGTGGTGCCTGGCCCATTTCAGCAGAAGGTTGAATACCACGCGGTCCCGTGGGTTGCGTGGCGAAGTTCTGCAGATAGTTCTGGACAGCACGGTTTGCCCCATCTTCAATCCATTGTTCACGTTCGCTTGGCGTACCAAAGCGGTAGTTCTTGGCAGCCTGTGCATATTCATTGCGGGCGCCGGTATATACGGTGCGGAGAGCTTCGGGGTTCGGTGAATGACCAAGACCACCCTTTGTGCGCCCTAAGGTAGACATGAACTTACTGCTGAACAAGTCGGCCTCTTTGACGCCCTCGCCGGCCATGCGTGCTTCCTCTTTTGCAGCCTCGGTTTGGCGCTGCAGCTGAGAGACTTCCATGTCTTGCGTACGACCAGCCTCGGTGCCAATAGCACTCGCCGCCGCGCTCCACGCCATATTCGGGTGTTGTGCGTACTTGGTAAGGTAATCACTGACCATACGGCTGATGGGCCCCTGGTCTGGCATCGGCTGTTGCAAAACTTGGTTGTAGTTCTGCTGAGCCGTTTCCTGACGCTGCAGAGCTTGATTACGTTCTTGCGGATCGTAATTTTGGGCAACAGAGCCCATCAGCTTTTGAATCTGACCGAGCGCCGAATTTGGGTCTTGCTGAAACTGATCCATGGTTTATCCTTAACCGAAAGACAGGCTGTTATCCGGGAACAGTTTGGCAAGAATGTTCTGGACGCTCGTATCATTAAGCCCCGAGCTCGCTGCCTGAATAGCGGCAAGTACACGGGAGACGTCGTCTGGTTGCGTGACCGGTGTGCTTGTGTTGGCAGTGACGCCCTTAGACAAGTTACCCACAGCACCACCCAGCGCAGTCAGTCCGCTGATCGGGAATTGCTGCTTGGTCAGCCAGTCTTGATACGACTTATCAAGGCCTTGCTGTTGCTGTTGCTGGAGCGCGTTGGCACCAGTCATTTGATTCGTGAAGTCCTGCTGACCAAGCTGCGCATTTTGACTTGCCAAGCCCGACAAGCCGGCCGCCGCTTGATTACCTTGATTAGCCCAGCCAAGATAGTTCTGATTGGCATTTTGATACGCCTGCAGATTTGCATTTGCGAGTGTATTGGACAGAGTCTGTTGTTGGTCACGGATAGCACGGTTCTCAAAATCAGCATTACGGGTAGAACCAAACTGACCAGAACCAGTGAAAGTACTATTGACACCCGTTAGGATGTTTTGAAATAGATTCTGGTTGGACTGCTGGACCGTTGCTGCATTGGCGCCTTGCTGATACGGGTTGAGATACTGCTGAAGCTGGTTCGGATCGTACTGAGAGCCAGCTTGATACAGCCCACCCGCCTGAGCCATGTTTGGCTGACCCTGCTGCTGGAAATTGCTGCCCTGCAAGCCGCTCATAGCCTGCTGCTGCTCCGGTGTGATACCGGTGGAGAGGGGCTGATCGTACCAGTTCTGTTGAACTTGATTCAGGTATGCAGGGAAACCGGCAGCGTAGTTTGAGGACGTGTCGGACAGATTGTTCCAGGTGTCTGGATACAGGTATTGGGTATCTGTCGTGGCCATGTTACTTCCCCTTCATGTATTGGTCGATTGACTTGGCTTTTGGCGGAATCTGCGACAGAGCGCCGGAGCGCTTGTGCTTTCTTACATTATGCCGCATCTGGTCGAGCTTGGCTGCGCCGGCTTTACTATTTCCGTCGCCAAGGGCTGCAACAACATCGGCGTCAATCATGTACTCACCCGGTGCACCTTTGAGGTCTACCACGTCATCTTGACCACCCGCCTCGCCATCTACAAAACCCTTACGGCTAGCCATGTGTTGGGCCATACGCAGCGCAACGGGGAGCAAGCCGCCTTTCACGTCTTGTGGCAAACCCTCGATTTCGCCACCGCGCGCGTACAGAGTTCTGCGGTTCACAGCTGCGTTCTGCTGCGGGCCGGTGTTGGCCACCGAGGAGTCACGCTTCTGCACAGCCTGCTTGTTCTTGCCTGCCACCGCTTGATACATCATCAATGCAGACTTCAAAGCGGCAAGGCCGGCCTGTGTACCGGAAGTACCCGCAGAGGCCTTTTCATCCACCACGGAGACAGAGCCGTCCGGGTTGGTGACGTAGGTCTTCTTTGAAGGCGTAGAGCCGGTCTGCTTGAGAGCCGAGCCCATAGCGTTTGCCATCTTAGACAGAACGCCTTGATTGGCTTTGGCAACAGAGCCCGGAATAGCTTGGCGCTGAGCAGCCATGGCGCGCTCCTGTTCCGGCGATGTAAAGTCATAGCTAATGCTTGCACCGTCACGCCCGGAGGTGTTACCCGACATCACATTGGCAATTTCTTCATCAGAGAGGCCTTGGTCCTGTAATGTGCGTAGAAGGTCAGCAGAACCCATCTGATTTATTTCATCGCGCAAAGCGGTGTCTTGGTCAAAGTAAAGCGGGTTGCTGGTGTCGCCGAGTTTGGCCGGATCATCGCCGTAAATTCCGCTGGAGTACATCTTGCTCCATTCGGGATTTGATAGTTGTGACATGTCTTGCTGTACTTGACCAAGACCGAATTGCTGGCTGAGCTCCTGCTCTTGTTGTTGCTGAGCTTGCTCAAGATTGTCAGCGGCACGGTGGGCCTCCGGTGTGCCGATCTGGCGAATTTCAGCAGGGTCCAGAGAGCTCAGCTGCCCGGCGCTGAAGCTTTGGCCAATAAGATCGGGAGAGCTCCGCATCTGCTGGCCAAGGTCCTGAGACATCGGCATGCCAAGAGAACTGTAGTCCAAGCCTGCGGGGGAGTAGCCGAGCCCGGAGCCAAGATCGAAGTTCTGCAACGCGCTGGGGTCAAACCCTTGCAGCATGTTGTCAATATTGAACGCATCGAGGTAACCTGGGTCCAAGTATGAGGAGAAGTCCGTCATGTAGCTATTGTCCATCGGTACGTCCTCGTACATCGACGGATCATATGTGAATTCGCTATCGTCCCATGCCATTATGGAGCCTCTTACTTATAGAGCCGCTTGCGCAGCAATTGTTGGATAACCGGATTTGCTATGGTCATTGCTGTGTTGTACGCATTACCGTAGCCTTGGCTATTGGCGTACTGGCCACCAGCATTGCCAAGCATGCCTAAACCACTACTGATTAGACCACTCAGCGCACCACGAGAACCACCGCGCAAAGCACCGAGCCCTGTGTTCAAACCGGCTTTTGCAAATGCCTGAGCTAGTGGACTGGAGCCTTGCATTGCACCACCTACAACGTTGCCAGCCGCTGAGCCGATACCACCCATTGCGGCAGACATGAGCACGTCTTTGAGACTGCCACCCATGATGCCAGTACCGACGCCACCCATGATAGCAGCCTGCGCAGCTTGGTTGGCCATAGTGCTACCTAGGTCCACGCCGGTACCGAACAGCGAGCTACCGTCAGCACCCGGCATGTTCGCGCCACCATACGACAAGGCGGCGGAGCCTAGCCACTTGTTACCGCCCTTTGCATCGCCCTTGGAATACGAGTCAAGTGCGTTCAACGCGGAGCCGAGCCCTGGGATGAAGAAGTTGCCCACCGCGGCGCCGATCGGCTGCATGTCAGCAAAGTCTTGATGCAGAATAAGGCTGGTGGGACTGGTATTCTCCCAGATTTGTTGCAGCCAACCCTTCTTCACGTCGGCGTGTTGGTAGTTCTCGGTGTTGGTCCAACCCGGCAGCTTGTCAACATTCGAGACAGGCACAAAATAGTTGGTACCACCAAGACCTTGTACAAGACCGGCATACGAGTTAGGGTCGATGTCTCGCCCTACGCCCGTAGTCCAATTATGCGACTTGCCTTTGTGTGATGCCTGGTAACCGAAAGGATTTGACTTGAAGCTATCGTTGCCACCACGGTCATAGGTCTCAGCGCCTGTACCAAAGTCAGCCTTGTAGCCTATGAGTTTGCCATTGTAGAACACCGGAGTGGAGCCGTACAGCGTGTTGGCCCCAGCCATTGTTTCGTTAGCATGGTTGATAGGCAGTGTACCCCATTCCTGGTTACCAGCTTGACCCTTACCGTTGACCAACTGACCAAGCACTTCCCAGTCAGATACAGGGCCACCTGCATAGGAGCCAGGACGGCCACCATACTCGGCAATAGCTTGCGAGACGGGGTCATAGCCTACGCCAAGGTTCGAACCGTCGGCGCCAAGAATGTTATACTTACCACCACCAATATCTTGTTGGCCATATGCGCCCAGACCCTTTTGGAATTTAGTAGGGTCGATCAAGCCTTTGATATACTTACCACCATCATCTTGGCCATAAGCCGAACCAAGGATAGCTGCAAAATCTGGGTCTACGTCGGCCCAGTAATTCTTTGCTTGTGACAGTGCTTCAAGATCAGACTTATTGTAGAATGTCTTACCGTCAAACGAGGTAACTGGCTTGACACCCTTGACACTGTTGAAATTCTGGTATGGGGACAGATCAGCAGTAGAGAACTTGTTAAGCTGATTGGTCAGTGCGGTGCGATCGTAATAGGTATTATCACCCATATTACCGACCGCATTCAAGCCAGTTAGCAGCGGGGACATGTTCCCCATCACGCCTGCGCCAATGCCGGAGAGGTTGTTCTGCAGAGAATTGAACTCTGTCGGCTTCATGTACAACTTGTTCTTATTACGAGCGTCGGCGGCCTGCGCAAAGTAATTGGCTAGGCCGCCCATCTTTGATGCGTCGTACTGGTTGTACTCTGCAAGGCGATTCTTGATCGCCGTGGAGTCACCTTGCATCAAGGGCTTGACGTAGCTATTCGGGGCAGCTTGCTGCGTCAGCAAATCACTAACCAGTGGCTGCAGAGCACCCATCTGGTTAGCTTTGTAGGTCGTAAGACCTGATGTCGTGATTGGATTTGTATAGCTGTTAGCCATTTAGCTTCTCACATCTCCGGGCTCGGTATGCAGGATCACACGACCCATCTCGAAGTTCCCGTTTAAGGTATTAGATGTGAAACGAAGACGAATCTGCCTTCTCTGCTCACGTAAGTCTATTTTATCAGTATTCTGGTCAAAAGTAAACGGCTGGCTATAAGTATCTACGGCCTGCGCAAATTCGCTGCCAATTACCTCCATAGTCATGTCGCCTTCCATTATGAAATCAGGCTCAACACGTACAAGGCGAGTCCAACGATTGATACCCTGAATGTTGTTTTGCTGCGAGCCGCCCGTTGGGTAGCCAAAATCAGAGGTCTCAAAATATGAGGTAAGTGCCTTTTCATTGGTAGTAGTTACGGCGTTCATACCCTTTTCGTGGATATACGCAGAGTTGATGAGCACGGTGCCGAGCACGCCGCCAGAACCAGCGCGTGAGTTGTTAGTCAAGTTTTCGCCGACAGTCACCAGTGTTGTACGCCCACCAGATAGTGGGGCAATAAGCAGCGATGTGGAGGACTCAACTCTCAGCACGATGGCTGGTTCATTGGTTGTGGAGCCACTGACATTATCGCCTTCAACAAAGGACCCCGTTACCCCTGCCAAATTCACGCGCACAAGCACCTGCGATGAATCACCGGACCAAATTGGGTAGTTGAATACCTGTGAGTAGTAGCCTGCTGAGCGGCTCAACTCAAAGTCATACCACACCTTTGAAGCCGTGTTGAACACCACAGCCCGATTGCATTCTGTATTGCCTTCTGTGGGGTAGAACCAGATGATTTCGTTGTAGCGTGGAATCTTGGTAACCCATACTTTTTGGCGTTGAGTATAGTTCAAGTTATCAAAGAACCAGTTCTTGTTCATCTCGTTAGGCAGCTCCTGCACCTTGCCACCGGAGTAGACAAGGAAGCGGTCAATGCCAATCCAGAAGTAGTCGCCGTCATACTCAATAACGGAGTTCTGAGACAGAATACTGGACTGCGCAGACACAACGGAAAAGCGGAACACGGCATTGCCGCCGATGTACTCCATACGAATCACAGAGTCAAGAGACCAGAGCAGAGCAGACGGTCCACCACCGGCGCGGAATGGCAAAGCCTTAACTACCTTCGTACCGGTCACGCGTGCTGAGCCTGCATCGCCTGAGTTAAGCGTCTGCGGCTGGTTGACGTCTGACCAGCCTACCAGTCCGTCGGAGCCGTAGTAAATCAGGTATGGCGCTACACAGACGATGCCGCCCGAAACACTGAGCCCGGCAATCGGCACGAAGGCGTTGGTCATGTCAGCCACGCCCCAATAGACAGGGTATGCAGTCTGTTCGTCAATATTGGCCAGGGCGTTATTGCGGTGGGCGATGATGATCGTGTTCTGGCTGCCTACGGCGGCATCATACATGTTGTCCATAGTCCAGCAACCGTCAAGCGTAGGTAAGGCAGCGGGTGTGCGATCGTAGGTGGTACCTGCTCCGCCATTGCTATCGACGTTGGCTTGAAAGATACCATACTGAGAGCCTGTGACAATGGCATTGAAGTCACCACGTGACCACATTTGAATAGCACGGATCGGGCCGGGAAGTGGGGAGGACACTTCTTGGTAGCCGCCCATCTTCTTCGGCCGGCCCTCTTTGCGGATAAAGCGGCACCACTGGGCTTCGACATAGCCGTCGCCGTCCAGCAGGGTACCATCGCGCTTGACGCCGGGTAGCGTGGTAATCTGGAACAGTTGCTTGATTTCGGCCATCAGTATTGCTCCTCAAAATTCATTGCCGCAAACACGGTAGCTACACCACCAAGCCCACGGGCTGCCAACGTAATTGTGTCACGTGTATTGGCGTAGGTACGGGACAAAATCAGCTTATCAATGGCGTTGTTTATGCCTACTACACGCTTGGCTGCTGTGGCTGCCGCCTCATACCCGCACTGCAGCACGACACCACCAGTATACGCCGTAGCAGCAACATCAAATTCAACGCCGGAATAAGTTGCATCAACATTGCTGAAGGCAGCACCCGTCAATGAGGCGGCATTCCATATCAGTTCCCAGTATACAGCCTGATTAGCCACGCTCATTATGACATTTTGGATATGCACATGGCCACGATACGTCAGGCCATTGAAGGTATCACGTAACCGCATTGTAAGCACAGGCGTCAATGTTGCAGTATTTGGCAGGCTTATCGAAGTACCTTTGTTTGCGGCACAGAATGAATAACCGCCCTCATCCTGTACTCCACCTTCAGACTCCAGCGCCATACAAATACATTCCAGCGATATATTTGAACCCGCGCCGCCTACGTTGAATACTTCGTAGCGTAGTGGTAAATTGGCGGTGCGCATGTACACCGTGCTTTGAATATTGGCATTCAGTATCTCATGGACGTAGATTATACCCGCGTCGCCTTGAACACCCATTCTGACACGCCCAACTCCTAGCCACTGAAGGTCAATGATAAAGATTTGAGTTTTGGTGAAGTCCAGCACCTCACCCGATTGGCCAGTGCCGTCCATCTTGTCCATGTTCCATGCAGACTGATACACCCTAGTATCCACTACGGAACCGCTGGTATCGGTCCTTACGCAGACGAAGTAGCCTGTAGCGTCGCGGCCAAAGAACAGTCCATTACGGTCGTCGTAGTAGCCCAGTCGAGCCACCGCTGCGCCTGTGGGCGTTCCGCTCTTTGCAAGTACGCCGGTCATCTTGACTAGTTGAGACTTACCGGGCTGATAGCGCCAGTACACCTTGCTCTGGCGCATAGCGCGATTGGCAGCAGTGCCATTCACGGTGCTGAGCGTGGTGCTGTTTGTCAAAGTGGAGTGTGCGGCAGTACCGGAGCCGGCTGTGTAGTTCTCGACTACTAGCGGTGAGGATGAGTACTCTTGCTGCGAATCAAACACGGTGGTGGAGTTTGACACGCGCAGCCGACCGAAGACGTCAAGATTAGGACCATCTTTGTAGGCCATTTGGTCAAGCGGAAGAAAGCTCATATCGGTCTCCAGTCAGTGCCGATCGCCTTGAATCGGATAGACGCATTGCCAGCAGAAAATGTGACGCCCGTAGTGCTGAGTATCGTGTCCGTACCTCCCGGCACTACATTGATGCTGTAGGCGGGGACGAGTTTCATGACCTCTACCTCAAGGCCATTTATGGCGCGGGGCATTGTTATTGCGACGTTACCTGCAGAGGTGTCCACTATGACGAAGTCCTCTCGACCTGTAAGCACCGTGTCGCCGGAAACCTGAAACTGATTGGCAACCGACTCAAGACCCTGTAAAAAGTCTTGAGTCGGTTGACGGTCCAAACTGTGATAGTGGGAGTAACAATCGCCACCACCCACCAATGCCATCTCTTGATCTGGTCTCACTTAAACCTCGGGGAGAACATGAATAGGGCCCGCTTTTGTGACATATCATCAAGCAACCAACCAAAGTTACCAACGAATATTTTGCCAAAGATAGGCTTTACAATCTTGTATTGCCAAGCACCGTCATGCTGGTATATGAAATTCCAGCCATAGTTTTTGGTATGATAGTCAAGTTTGACAGCGGTACCGATGGTTGTACGGTCGTCATTAATTGGCCTCGAAAGAACTGTCCACTTGAGGCCGTACAGCGAGTTCCTGTAAAGCCATGCCACCATTGCCCAGTAACCCGCATCTTGATGCTTTGCAAACCATCCCTCATCGCCCACTAAACTATTGTCAGGAGTATCGAACCAAGAGAGCCAAACGGGCAGACGATAGCCTACGCCATACTCATTGGCGTTGTTCAGGTTTCCAAGACGAAGCTCTTTGAACAGTGGAAGAAAGGGCGTAATGATCCACGCCAAGATTTGCAGGGGGACGTACGCAAGGAGATAGGGAAGCCAGCGCATTATTTAAGTTCCAACACTGCCACTTTAGTTGCACTACCTTCAAACCGATAGACTGACCCAGCAGGTACGCTACAATAAGCTGAGACACCACCCACAGCAGTAGCACTATTTTGAGATTGTGCAATTATAGTTCCACCGACTAAAATATTTATGTATGCGCCGGAACTCGTAGTGCCACGCCAACTAACTTCAATCGGTTGTCCAGTAAGCCAAGGTATCATGCTCCAGTTGTTCGGGTCTTTTTCTGGCATGGCTTTATCCTCTCTGAACCAAAGAACCTTGGAACTTGCCGCTTGTTACGTCTCCGCCAGTTGGGCTGGCTGCATACCAGCACTCAACATAATCAGTTGTGCCGTTCATGTAGATTTCTTGAGAAACGCTGACAATTGCGTTACTCGATGAATAAGGGGGTGAAATAGACCGATTTCCTATGGACCCATTCTTTTTAAGCTCAATACCTGCATAGCTCATTGAGCCAACTGAGAATGTTGCAGACGCAGTAAAGCTGTAATAACCAGCAACCAACGGGGTGAATCTTCCTGAGCTAAAGTAGCTTCCGTCATTCCTTACAACGGTAGAAAAAGGAATAATCCCTGACGTTGTAATGCCGCTTGAACCTTGCGTTGCTTCAAAGCCAACTTTTGTATTCTGAGGAAACGCAACAACGCCGCTTGCATTAACAGTCATTACGTCTTGAGTTGTCGCGCCAGGAAGACCCCGCGCAAGTTTCATCGTGCCATCAGCGGCTTCAGCTGTCAGGGTAAAATTCTGCGTAGCTGTACCAGACACGCCTATTTGTGCCTTGTCTAGCTTAGCAGCAATCAAAGTCTTATTGGTTAGGGTTTGTACGCCTGCAAGTGTTACCTCTCCATTAAGTGGTGCCCAAGTTGCACCGTTATAACCCTCAAATGTAGCGTCTGTGGTATTGAAGCGGAAATAGCCAGCAACTGGAGAAACGTCGCGTTGCCCAGTAGTGCCTGCTGGGAGGATTTCTGACCCAGTAGCTGAGGTACGTTCGCCCAGGTTTACAAGGGCTGTGGCGCCAGTACTTGCATTAGTGCCACCGTTAGCTACTGGTAGGATGCCTGTGATACCCGAAGTGAGGCTAATGTTTGTGACTGTGTTATTTGAACCGTTGATCGTTTTGTTGGTAAGCGTTTCCACGCCAGCTAGCGTGGCAAAGTCGTTACCGGTCAATGCAGCATTGAACTGGGCTATTGTACCAGTCAGCGTGTTGCTTGCAAGATCAATACCTTTGTTCGTTAAGGTCTGTACGCCAGTCAGCGTAGCTACTGTGGCATCAATTGTAATGGTAACTGGGGCCGAGCCGTTGTAGCTTGTACCCGACAGACCAGTACCAATGGTCAATGCTGAGGACGCTGTGGCAGTCACTGTGACTGAACCACCTAGCGAGACAGGCGAACCATTGATTGTGATACCACTATTAACCAGCGACGCATTACCAATGGCACTCAGGGTGTTTGTGGTGCCACTGATGCTCTTGTTTGTGAGCGTCTGTACTGCAGCAAGCAACGCCAATGTATCAGATGCCACAGCGGGCACTGTATGGCGCTGAGTATCGTTCTGGCCAATGGTTGTAACCGCTAAGCCCGCGGTACCGAACCATCCTTGCTGAACACCTGCAACGGTAAAACCAATGTCCACTGTACCATGCTTGAAGATGCCAGTGTTGGTCTGCGTTGCAAAGAAGATGGCAGGTACTGCTGCGCTGCCGTCGGTCAAGGAGACGGACGTATTGGCGACGGCGGACTGAGCGGAGAGCACGTTTGTACCATCACAAATAGCAATGATCCGAGCACCTTGTGTAATCGAAGTACCAAACCCTGCCGCTGTCTTGACGGTGATTGTCTGCGTGGTAGAGATGTTTGAGTAGGTGTAGTACACTGCCACGATGGACGGTACGATTACCGACACGGCGCCTGCTGGGTTACCAATGAAGGTAAGCAGCTTGTTGGACGCTTCTGCAGCAGTCAACGTGACGGTGCCGCCAGCTGATACATCCTTGGTCAGTTGCGTGAACTGATACAGGGTAGAGCGGCCATAGCCAACGGAGTACCATTGGGTGCCCGTACAAATCAGCATCAAAGACTCGCCGGGTTGCACTTGCATTGTCAGCTGACCGTCGATAGTCTCAGAGGCTGCTGGATCGATGGTAGCAGTACCTGTGCCGTCGTTGCGGAACATGACGAAGTAGTCGTTACCAAGCGTGCCTGCTGACACGAGCGAAAATGTGCCAGTGCCACCTGTAAACACCAAGAGCTTGGCACGATAGGTGTTGTCCACCGAAATGCCGGAAGCAGACGGTACTACGGGGTGTGACTGGTTCAGTGATGCGCCAATGGCTTTGACGCCGTAACCAACAAGCGAGGCGGCATCCACTGTAGAAGTGCCGACGCCAAAACCGATTACACCGAAGATACCTGCAGCAGTGGTGTTGTCCGTCAAGTAAAAATACGATGCTGCACCAACAGCAACTGTGGCGATTTGGACGCCAGCCGCATCATTGACTGTGAGCACGTTGGCGCCGATATTGCGAAGCAGAAAGTCTTCGCCTACAGAAACTTCAAGTGCACTTGGCAGCGTCAAGGTATTCCCTGCATTGCAGGAAACATCCATTACCTTGGCAATTGTTACTGCACCACCATCAGAATTGTAAGGCCATACAGCTGTGGCGTCCGCTACGAGCGCCAGAAGGCTATAGCCGTACTCCGAAGGCGGAAGGGTATAATTACCAAAAACATCTGTGTAGTTAGGCATGCAACTAGCTCCTTACAGCCGAGGCATCTAGCGCCCGGCCCTGGTCTTCTTTGGTAATAGCTTGCATTGCGCGATCGTACAAGCCCTGGAACTCTGGAATACGTTCCGAGGTCTTCAAGAAAGGCATTGCTTCCATTAACGAAGCATATAGCAGCAGTTGTGGGGCATACTGCGTGGTCCAATTCGTCTGTTTATTCGCAGACAGCGGCTCCGGCAGTTCGTAATATTGTAACTCGAAACTGTACTGTAGGTCCGGCGTAGGAGCGATAAAAAAGTGCTCGTAGTCGTAGTCCGAGTAGTAATACGGGACATCAACTTTTATCGGATCGGGCCAGTACGCCCTGAGAAATTCGTAGCTGCGATTGTATAGGAACTTGCGCTCGGCACCGACTATCAGGGCTATAGAGCGAGTCTTGCGCCAACGGGTGGGCTTGGTCAGTACATTACCATTAAGCTGGCCTTCCACTGTGCGCAGAAAGCCTAGTGGCTTGTTCTCGGAGGCGATGCGATTCTCAGCGAGCTGGATAAAGCTCGGAATCTGGTCGATGAATGGGCTGTCTGAACGCTCGCAGTATGTCTGCAAATTTTGCGTAAGACTATCGTAGGTCATTACAGCCATGGCTTACTCCAGGTCTTCATCAGGGCGCGGTTGACGTAAGGCTATGACCTCGGTCTTGCGGGCAGGGTATCTATAAGGGTCTTTGACATCACGGCAGCCAGTGCACACGCGGAGGCCTGGACTGTTGCCGTCTGCTTGCAGCTCGTCGTATTGAACTTTGCGCTTGCAGCGATCGCATACCGCTATGGCTACTGTGCCACCTCCCAGATTAACGGGTAGATACTGTGGCATAGGTTACCTCGTATAGCAGCGGATATTTGGTGCGAAGTAGGTTGGTGAACTATCGGTCTCGCCGCCTTCTACTTCCACTGTCATGCTGTTGGCCATCTGTATGACCTCGGCACGCCTCGTCGGTTCAACGCCTGGAATTTCAAATGCCAAGCGCGCGGCTAGTTGCCAAGTAATAGATTCATACCAGCGCAATGGAATTTCAATTTCTTGCGTCAATGTGCCGATGTCTTGAATCTGGCGATAACGGAAAAGGTTCATGTGGCAGGTGTCATCGTTTGGCACCGGCCACAGTGTGATCTGCGGGTTAATCAGCTTCTCGAACCAGTAGTTGACGACTGTACCGGATGAAGTATCTTTGTTTGGTTGCGCCGCGTAATCATCGCGGTTGAATGGCGTCATATTGATTTCGCGGACGCCTGACGCTAGCAGCAGGTCGGTAACAACCCCTAGCGTAGGAGATGAAACACGGAAATACTTGGCTGTAAGCTTGGGATCAACATTGTACCAGCCATACTGGTTGACTGTAGGAAGTGCAGTAACAGTGCTGACAGTTGTCCAAACCACGCCGTCATTTGAGGTTTCGAAGAGGAATGATGTAGTAGGCAGAGTGCTGAACTTAACACCATAGCGCACCACATCAAAAGTAGAATCACTATTGGCTGCAGTCGCATCAGTGGCCCCGATAGTCAAGGTGTAGCTGGCCCGCGAGGCGGTACAGAAGAGCAGGTTCAATACATCTGTGGTGCCGACCGGTAAAACATAGGTCTTCTTACTGTTGACCAGCGGTATCAATTGCTGGTCAATACACCAAAGATTCAGCCCTCGGTTGCTCATGCCCATCAGGAACATGAACATGTCTTCCTGCGCTGTGGTAACCATTTCAGGCGTAAGAGCCTGCGGCGACAACCCACAGCGACGGATAGCCTTCTCAAGCAGCTTTGCCGAGTTTATTACCGTATTGCCGATTGTGCCGGAGGTAGCCATAATTAGGTGTACAGAACGTTGACGGTGCCGGCAGCTACTACAATGAACAAGCCGTTCTTAGCCGCCAAACCCAGGCCGCCAAAGTGGATTACCTCGCCTACGGCCAAAGTCTTGGTGAATAGAATTACGCCCCCTGTAGAGGTGCCATCATACACCGTGACTGCGCCACCGGTAATAGTAGAAACCAATCCAAACAAGCCCGCTGGTCCGGTCTTGATTTGTGCACCAGCAGTTACACCTTGGTTGAAGTAACCAACTTTTTCAAGACTCATATTAGCCCCTTTAAAGAGTAGGGGACCGAAGTCCCCCGGCCTTAGTTGGTCTTCAGCGCGTACAGAATGTTGACGTTGGTCAAGCCGGCCGAGGTCGGTGTACCAAGCGCCAAGCGCAGGTTGATTGCTTTGTCAGGTTGGCCACTGTCGTGAGCCAGCGAAGAACCAGCTGTCAGCTGTGCTGCAGTGAAGGTCGGGCGTGTACGGACCGTTGTCTTGACATCCGTTGCAGAAGTCAGATCGGTGCCGCCTGCCGTAAAGCCGATGGCAATGGTGGCTGAAGCTGAGGTGTGAGCTGTGAGCGTGTCAAATAGCACGTCCAGCACTTGCGCGCCATCTGGCAGGTACGAAGGAATATCCAACGTAGCTTGGCCGGTAGCTTGAACTAGAACCACTTTGACGTAAGTAGCAAACCCTGAGTCGCGCGAAGCTACCGGGGTAGAGCCAGCTTGCTGAGCTCCTTGAGCATAGGTACCCATTTTAAATCTCCTGAGACATTATCTAGATTGCGGCGCAAGCCGTTAAACAATTATAACGCGTCCGCGTAACATAGAGTTACAGTTTCTTCGATACCAAATACTTTATGGCGGTTCTAAAGAGCTCAACATCGTCGCCCAATAAGCCTAAGGCTGTATTACATGAATGACATAGCAACCCGCGTACTTGCTTGGAATTGTGGCAATGATCTACATGCAAGTTCATCCGCTCCCCAGACTTAGTAGTGCGTTTCTCTGGTTTTTTACAAATAGCACAAACGCCGTTTTGCGCAGCTTCAAGCTCTAAGTACTCAGCCTGGGTAAGTCCGTACTTGGATTTTATTGATGACCATCTAGCATACTCTGGATTTGCGGCGTAGAAATCGTGCATACGCTCACGTGCGGCCAACTTAGTATTGTCTGGTGTATCCGAGACATGCCACCTAGCGTTGTCTTTAGAATATGCTTTTGACGTATCAATGCGCCTAAGGCTTTTTGCGCCCAACGGCTTTATACCGACGTCTTTTACAAACTGCTCAAAGTCCTGCCATTCAAGGCATACGCGAGTTCCGCGTGCTACTCTACAAATGCTCCGCCAGGTTGCGTACAGCGGATGATCTAGCAGCTTCTTACCATCTATGGTTTTTGCAGATACATCTTTAGACGGTGCACCATGTCTTTGCATTTGCTTATAGTGTTTTGCACACAGACCCTGCGCTATGACAAGTTCATTACAAAAAACAACATTACAAGCTTTTCCAATAGGTATAGACATAAAAATAGCCTTACAAAATTAATCGTAAGGCTATTTTACTACACTTTAACCGGATTGTATATAACTATTCGTCCGGTCTAGACCCCTTGGTTCCCATACATGTTGCGCCAGTCAGTCCATCCGGAGCCGAAACGCATGGTGGACTTGTAACGAACGGAGTCGGTTTCGAAGTCACCTTCCATCGCCTTCTCCAGCTTACGGCGCCAGAGGACCTTCATGCCGTCGCGGGCATCGGTCTGCATGAACCAAGCCGTCGGCGAGGTCAGGCGGGAAATAACCACGGCGTCCGAAAGGGACGTGGTGGTCTTGACCGGGTTGATGTCATTATTGTTGGTGCCGGTGCGGAGCACGGACTTCAACAGGACTTCAGCGGTCAGCATGTTGCTCGGGTGAACAACCAGCTTCTTCGGGGTCAGGCGGATACGCTTGCCACGCGAGTCCTGGGCTTGACGAACTTGGATCAGGGCTTGTTCCAGAGAGGTCTGGGACAGGGCAGCCGACACGAGGACGTTCGTTTGAACGCCACCGATAACCGGGTGCGAGGCCGAGATGAGCGGGACACCATCGCCGCCATTGTAGCCGGAGGTGAAGGCGCGGTTCAGGTGGTTGGCGGTAACCGTTTCCAGGGTCTCGTCCATGGCCTGAGCGAGGTGCTTGGACATGGTGGAGCCAACGCGGATGTGGTCGCCATCTTCGACGAGGACCTTGGTCAGGGCGAAAGCCAGGCCGTAGACGTCGTAGGTGTAACGCTGAACGTAGAGCTGACCGCCCTCGTCATACGTGATTGCCTGACCATCTGGCAGCTTGGGCGCAGCGCCCATGCCGTACAGGACGACTTCTTCGTGGTAAGCGCGAGCGATGCCGTTTTCGGTAGCAAAGACTTGCTTGTACTCGTCGGTGCGTTGGTCGTACACGCCGTCGAAGGATTGATTCAGAATCGGCTCAACGATCGAGCGAAACTGAGTACTGCGCATGATTGTGCCAGCCATTTTTCAATGCTCCTTAAATAGCGGTCTTGTTGGCGACGTACTGATGCTGAGCAATCTGCACCAGGACTGTCGGGAACGGGTTCAGCGTGGCATCGTAGATGCCGTCCGGACCAAAACCGATAATACGGAACTGGCCTTGCGAAGAGGCCGCGATCAGCGTGGCATTCAGCGAAGACGTGGACTGACCAGTGGTGGCGTTCGGTGCATTGAACACCGCATTGGCTTGTGCGCCGATTGCAGTCTGGACGTAGGTCGTGGCGCTGGCCGCGACTTGAGCCTCGTAGACGTTGTCGGCATCGTCATAGACGTAGGCAACGACGTCGGTTGCGACTTGGCCGGCAGGCCAATTCTTGGCAAATGTCGGCTTGCCTGTGGCATCGCGATATTGAACACCTGCGAAGATACCGATGATGTCGACGCCGGCAGTGCCGATGTTGAGCGTGCCGTCAGTATTGAGCAGAACGGGATCGCCGTAGCCAATGGCAGAGCCATAGGCGGACGCGATTGTGTATGTGTTCGCGCGGCTTTGACCCGTCGGGTGTTTGCGCAGCACGAAACCATAAGGAGAGGCGACAAGTGCCATTTTCTATCCTTTACGAAAAACTTGGAGGACGGACGCGCCGGGCGAGAGCATTGAGTTCCACTTCGCCAAGATTGCGGCCATTGCTATCGCGTTCTTTGAGGTTGTCGACGGCGTTTGCCTTCAAAATCTCTTCTTCTTCATTCGGACGCTCGTAGTGGTAGATCATCATGATCTCCTGATAGAGCTCTTCCGGAATGCGGAACAGAAGCATTTCATTGCAGGAAACGCAACCTTCAAACTCGCCCTGGGTAGACTTGTACTGCGCAAAGCCTGGAATATCCATAGCTTTAACCGGCTCGTAGCCCTTCTGCATCCGCTTGTAGATTGGATCAGTAGAGTTTGTCGTGCTTAGCCAGCAGTAGTGCCAACCCGGAACTTGTGGCGGTGTTGGCAACACATCCTGAGCCCATTCAGCGCGGATCATACGACGGCGCTCTTCAATGCTGGTTGTGGTACCATCTTGGTCAGTGCGTGAGGCATCTGCCTCTCCGCGATCACCGCGAACGGGTTCAGCCGCAGACTTCTTCAGCCTGTCATCGCTACCCAAAATTTTGTTTTCGCTCATTCTGATCGCTCCTTAAGCCTTGTGTTGTTTGTCGTAGTCACGGAAACGCTTAACTGCTTCTGCACGCAGCTTGGGATCATCCCACATGCCTGCGTCCTTCAGCGCCTTCACGCGTTCTGCAGATACCTTGTAGGTCGTACCCGCCTGCGTGTTGGTTGTACTCGTCTCACGTCCGCCACCGGCGACAACGCTTTTCGGCTTCGTGTTACTTATTTTACCGCTATTCTGCCGATGCGGTAAATATTTTTTCACCCGCGAATCGAGTTCCTGCCAATATTCCGGCGTGGTGGGGTCCCAGCCTTCTTGCGCTATGCGCTGGTCAATGCGCATGACGATTTCGGAGTCTTGGTCCTTGCCCGAGGCATCGTACCACGGGTTTTTCGACATCCAGGCCTGGGCATGATTGGCTAAGCGCGGGTCGAGTGGCTGCGGCGTGGTCTGACGCTGCTTGAAGACCTTCTCGACGTTTTGCAGCTCATCGAAGCGACGCTGTGCAAGCATCATCTTCTCGGTGGCATCTGCAACGGCGGCGCCATTGTTTTGCTCAGTTGCCACGCGAATCTGGTCTTTGAAGAACTTGTAGGCCTCGGCGGCCTGCTTCTTGCCGTTTTCGATTTGAGCCAGCTCAGCGCCGGTATTACGGTTTTGAATGGCATTCAGCTCGGTGCGCATCTGGTTAATGACGGCATCACGGGAAGCCAGCTCACGGCGGAGGGTATCTTCGCGCTCGCGCTGTGCCTCTTTCCGGTGCTTCCGTTCGTCGCGTCGACGCTGACGAATGGCTTCGCGCTCGTCGTCGTCTTCAGCCGCAGCTAACTCTGAATCGTTCGAGCCTTCAGTTGCACCTTCCGACGAATTTTCATCGGCTTCGTCGCCGTGCGTATTATTCGTCTGAAGTTCGTCGTCCGTGTCATTTTCGACTACGGCCGTCTTGCTGACGACTTCCTCGCCGTTTGTAAGGTCAAGCTCAATATCTTGGTCAGACATTCTTCTGCTCCTGCGCTTGATTCATCTGGGCCTGGCCCTGCTGCTGAATCTTGTTGATAAGTGCCAATGAAATCTTTGCCGGCAATTCGGAAAGTCCTGCCAAAATCAAATTGGCTTCTTCCGGTGTTACTTCAAAGGTCATGGTTTTCACTTGTTCAGCTCCTTGTAGAGTGCATAACCTTCAAGTTCCCAGAGCTTGCTGCGCATGGCTGAGGCCATATTACTGAATGCTATCGTCCGACCCACACCGGCATCAAAGTTCTCAGGAGAGACGCATGCCGAATGACCAGTGCCAAGGTAGAACTTACCATCTAGGAAAGCGTGGCAGAAAGTGCTGGTACCTTGGACTTCGTAGGTATGACTTACCCGCTCGATAAGCTCTTCGATACGCGCAGGAGTGACTCGCGGAGCCGTCAGGCCTTTGCGAAGTATCATGTCCTCGATTTGGTTGTCGTTGCTCATAGGATGTCGTCCAGTTCTTCAAAGACTTCTGGGTCGACCTGCGCGATGATTTCGTGGTCGCTGAAGATGGTGAAGATTGCGGTGTCGGACGTACCTGGGATTTTGCGCTCGAAGCGATCGCCGCCGAACTTAGGAACGCGCACGTAATCACCGGGCTTTACCCAAACACCTTCGGGCCAGCGCTGACCCGTGTCACGATTGCAGTAGGCGATCGGACCTAGGAAGATGACTTTGCCGAGTTGCGTATTGGCTTTGTTGAACTGTTTCGTGTCTTCAACAAGGGCGATACCGCTGGCAGTCATGGTACGCACGGTGCGGAGCTGGACGACTACTCGCGCGCCTTTTGGATAAACGCCCGGGTTGATTTCCGGGAATGCATCTTCTAACTTTGAAGCTGGAATCATGACGATTCTCCATTATGTCTCCGTAAAGGTCCACCTCGTGAAGCCGGAGACTGGCTTCCTTTCCCGTCGGAAAGTGAGGTGGATTTAAATTAGACGTCCTGCTTCTCGCAGATGCCCTCAAGAATACGCAAGGCATTTTCCATGCCGGCTACGCGCCCTTGAAGCATGCCAACATGGTATGGACCTTCTGGCGTTCCGAAATTGGTTACAGCTATATCATCCTTTAGGTCTGATATAGCCGTTTTAAGCTCACCAACGTAAGCTCCCACAAAACGATCAGGGATCATTTTGTCTTCTTGGGCGCCGCTTTATGGTGTTCTTCGACCGGCTTGACTTCTTCGACCGGCTTGACTTCTTCGCCAGCGTCGTCGGTCAATTCATCAAGGTGCACGATCTTGTCAGGAAGACCACCAGTACCGAAACGACAGTTGATGAACTGCTCAAGCGTGTGGCAGTCAGACTGTTCTTCAATCTTGACGGTGCCGTCAGCATATGTGACTTCGAACTTTGCCATTATTTCTTCACCTTTCCACTGCACTTCAAGCCCCGAGCTTTCAGCTCTTTGGCAATCATTGCTTTGTCTTGTTTGGCATCGTCATGAACCATGCCGCCTTTTTTCAAACACTGGATTTGAGATTGACTCTGACCACCCAGTTTCTGTGCCAACTTACCCATATTAACCTCCTGAAGTTGCTTACATTATACAGCGAAAAAACCCGATACGGTACAACTACGCCGCTAATAGAAGAAGCTCAATATCCTCCTCCTCATCATCAGTTACCACCACCTTTTTATTTTTCAGTGCTACGTTATGTCCTACATACTGCACAAGCATTAACTGTACCTGCGCCACCAATCTAGCGCTTTCAAATATTGTAGTTTCCTGTAATGGCACAACAATGGGGCGCTGCACTGGTGTTTTTGTTTCTTGTGCTTGTTCTACGGGTCTGACCTTGCTTACAGGCTTTTTACCAAATACCACATCTACAGAGCCATCGGATTGCTCCTCAAGTGTATACGGCTCCTTGAAAGCTTCAGGTTGCTTTTCAGCCTCCTTTGGTTTTAATGCATCTTCCTGTAACTGCGTAAAGAATAGGCGCCAGTACCCTGACCGGCCCTCTTGCACTTTCTGGCTGAGGAAGCCTAGCGAGGCTACAGCTTTAACGCCATAACCTACGCCTATTTTTGCAATCGAGTCAGCTATGATACTCATTGTCTTTGGGTAGTGACGGTATTTGTACCAGACAACACTAGCTCAATACCTGCAAAAGTTATAGACGAGGTACCGGTAACCATGCTATTGTTTTTGTCAAGGCCTAAACGCTGATACACTTCCAAAATCATTGTATTTGCATCACTTCAGAGGTGGATTTGAGCAGCAGCATGATTAGACCTCAGTCGTGTCGTACCAGCCGCCAGCAGGGCAGTTGATAGTCAGGGTGTTGCCGACGGTGGTCGCCGGAACGTCAGCCGGGGTAGAGTCGCCGAGGCAGTAGCCAATCACTGGATTGACCACACCGTCGATGGTGCCAAGCCAGTAGAGTACGGCATAGCGCCAAGCAGGAATTGAGCCGCCAGTAGCTGTCCACGTAGGGTTGCCAGATGAGACCTTGAAGCCATTCGTGACAGTAGCCACCGCACCAGTCAAGCTATAGCCGCCGGTAGTGTAGCCCGTACCGCCTGCGATTTCGTTTGCGGAGACTGAAGCCCAAGCCGTATGGCCAGTGTTTGAAGCGTCCGGGGTGTAAGCACTGGAGACCAGGGCCATGCGCAGGTTTGCGCCGACGAGGTCATTCGGGGCGACGTGTGCAATATTTGCACGGTAGGTGATGATTGGACCAGCAGCCATTATTTGGGCTCCTTGTTAGCCATGATGTTGATGGTGTCGTCTTTGCCACGACTACTACGGGTAGTACCGAACTCGAAGCTGTAGATGTTATCCAGGTAGCCCAGAAAGCGGCCGACGACTAGCGTCAGAATACCTTTTACGTACTCATTGATGCTTTGGTCTTTCCAGATCATCCACACCAGACCGCAGGTGACAAACACAGCCAGAACGAACATGGTGTCGGCCCGGTAGTTGTGGCCTGTGGCGGAGATGATCTTGGCGTCACGGTCACGAGCATTGGACCGATCCTGTACTTCCAGATCAGCATACTTGAAACCGAGCTCCTTCTCTTCTTGCTGGAGTTTCATTTCCAGCGTCCTGAGGTCAGCGATCTGCTGGCCGGTCATTTGGCCATTCTCGATGATGTCCTTGATCTTGTCCTGCGTCGGCTCAGCAATACCAAAGAGCGCACCGATCGCGGACACTACTGTACCTGCCAACGGACCACCAAGTGCAGTGGCAACCGTTGGGGCGAGCTTACCTACAACTTCGAGCCAGTTCATTGTGCAGAGAGGATTAGAAAGATGATGCGTTAATCTTGTTAACAAGCTGATCCATCGTCATGCAATCAACAGTTACAACGCTATCTGCTGCTGCGGCGGCACCACCACCACCACCCACAGGGCTGTCTCCGATGTACTGTACGACGCTGCTGTCGGCTTCTTCCCAGATTTCGTATGCAGTGGAGGTCACGTCTCGGCGAACCGAGCTCAATAATGTACGAACGCCCATGATTATTTAGGTCCTTGTAAGAATGCTGCCCAAAGTGCGAGGCCACCCCAGCCAATGACTGCGACGACTACCCAGTTGATCGTGTTCTGTTTGAGCTTTATCCAAAACTCGCGGTCTTCTTGCTCTTTCTTTTCCCAGGCGATGTGCTTCATACGATGCTCCTCGACATTCCCATACGGGAACGCGGCCTTGAATAGTTTGTGAATTTCACCAATTGTGTTGTTCTGCTGCGTAAGAGCCGCCATGTGATCGGAGTGCATGCGGTCTATCTTACCAGAGACTTCTTTAACTTCTCCGCTGACTTGATGAATACGTTCTTCTTGTTTGAGTACCATTTCCCGAGTCTCGGAGATTAAGATGTGCGTTTCGGCTTCTGGCAAAGACCTTCTGCCGCTGGTTTCTCGGCGCTCTCTACCGTCCCATTGGGGGTCATCTTGATGCATCATTGCACCTTTTTACCAAGCTGCAGATCGCGCAGTGACAGCCCATTGGAGAACTGGCAGTGTGCTGTTTCTTTTAACTTGCCAGTCCAGCGGCCGGCCCACTCAAGACCAACTGACTCGGCAACGATGCCTACTTTAAGGTAGAGTGCCTTGTCACCCCATTGAGGCTTCCCAGCCAAAAGCGGAACAAAGTCGAATGCACAGCGAAAGTTATGGAAAGATTGGCCGCCACGAGCGTTAGTAACAATGTTCCCGGGTTTGGTGCGACCTTGTGCGTAGAGCTCATCTTGTTCCTCCGGTGAACGGTAAGTGCAGTAGATAAGGATGTCAAGACCTTCAGCCTTACAAGCTGCCTCAAAGGCCTCAGCCTTCTTGCGAACAATTGGCTCTAAGTCACTGATACGCCGACTTGCCATTATTGAATCCCCTGTGCTTTGCCTTGCGCATCACGAATAATAGTCTTAGGTTTGTTGAGCGTTTCAATCGTAGCACGCAGGCCGTTCATCACTTCACCAAGCGCGTTGCTGGTTTGATCCTTGCCCATCTGTGACAGGGTTTGGTTCAACTCTTGTAGGTGCGGGGTGATGTCTACTTGCTCCGGCGGTGTTTGTTGGCTCATGGCGCTCAGCTGCTGCGACATTTGCTCAATGGCAATCTTGGTCTCATTGTCATCGCGATTCTTCAACAGCTCTGTCATCTGCTTTTGATGGTTGTCCTGCTCATTCGCCATCAGTTCGACGCGTGCACGGAGCTGGTCGGATTGAACTTCAGCTTGTACGCGTACTTGCTCAAGCTGATTATCAAAGGCTTGCTGCGCCTGAGTCATCTGCTGCTCAAACTGTGCCGCTGCGCCTTCCATCTGGAGCTTAGCCTGTTCATACTGCTGCTTAGCTTGCTGCTCAGCTTGCTTGCTTTGCAATGTCGCTTGGTCCATCTGCGTCTTGCGCTGGATGTCCATCTTGGCGATTTCGATGGAAGCTTGGACTTCTGGCGGAAGCTGTGGTTTCGGCATGCGGCTTTGAATCTGTTGCTGCAGGCCTGCTACCTTGTCCATCAGCTCTGCCATTTCACTGGATACGCGCATGGCTGCTGCTTGCGTGGCTTGAGCAATGATGGAGTCCTCGTCGGCACCGAACATCTCTTGCGAAAGACGAACCATCTCTTCCTTAGTCACCTGCGTGACATACATTTGCATGTGCTCGCCGACGTGCTGGAATAAGCCCATCAGTGCCTGCGGTGGTACAAGCGGATTGACCAGTTGCATTGGCGACTCGATGAACGCCATGTGACCCTGGATGTGGGCCAGGTGATTCTGCTCCTCGGACGCCTTCAGTGGGGTGCCTTGCAGCGACTGTGCATTCTCAGTGAGGATGTCGGCAGTGACTGGCTCTTTGGGCGCAGGCAGCAGTTCATCGATATTCTCGATGCGCATCTGTTTGAGCATGCGACGACGCACATTGACTTGATTCCAGGGGATGTGCGGGTTTTGCGCGTCCATCTGGGCCATCTGCATGATAGCTTGGTTTTGCGCAAAACGTTGTGTCTCGGAGAAGATCGTTGGATCGGAGACTGGTACGACATCCATCGTGCCTTTGAAATCTTCCTGCAGAACTGGAATCTCGCCCAGCTCTTCCGGCATCTGACCATCTTCAATGAACTCGCCATTCAGGCGGTGAATGATGGACAGCGCTTTCTTCTGTGATTCATGCAGGCGTGCGTGGATAGCGGAGTAGGTCGCGGAACCCTGCTCTATGATAGACTGCGTGGTACCAACTGGCGTACGATCGCCAACCTGGTCCATCTTGTCTTCGGCTGTAGCGATAACGCCCTTAGCTAGCGCATACAGCTTGTCCATCAGACCGGCAAGCACTGGGCTCGGCGGATTGAATGGCATGCCCATGGCGAGCTTGCGAATATCATCGATGCCGGCCGGGCCTTCAATATCACAAACCTGCGTGACGTTGACTTGCGTGTTCTGACCAACAATCCGACCGCTCTTGAGTTTGAGCATGGTCGGAGCGTTGTTGATGTGCGCCGAATCTAGAAGTGCCCGCAGAGCGCCTGTAAGAGCCGCACTGAGACCGCCGATGAGGTGAGGTAGACCGATAGCGTAAGCACCCCGCCATGGGATAAACTTCCACTCGACGATCCAGTCCAGCTTCTCAAAGCGATCATCAGACTCTGCCCAGTTACGGTATATAGACAGAACTTTCTCAGTGTCCTCGTCAATAGTGATGATGTACGGCGCATACTCACCCCCCGTAATGTCGTCAGCTTCGGTTTCTAACCAGCAGTATATTTCCAGAACCGCGCGGAGTCCGTCCTCGTTGTATCCATCCTCCTCGCGACCTTCAATTTTGTCATTAGCTTTGGAGGCCTTTGACTCTTCGGGTGCGTGGTTGGTGTCTGTAATGAAGACGTCACGATAGAGACCGCTTCGCACACGGCGATTGAACTCCATGCGCGTGATGGACTGGCGGTGTGTAACCCGAGGACTTGTATAGAAATTCGTTGCGCTGTATGGGAGGAAGATTTCATCGATCGGCACAAACTCATTGCAGATTCTGCGCTTGCGATCATCGCGCCAGAATTTCTGGTACTGCGATCCGCCCATTGGGAGTTGAGTGAGCAGTTGCTCCAACTCGGCCCGATACTCTTGGATCTGCGTCGTGAGCTGCCAATTCATGTAACGCGACTTACGATTGGCCTTTTCAAGCTTCTTCGGTGTCGTGTCGCCAACCACCCAGGGCTTGACTGGGCCGGAGGCGGGGAAGAGCTCCTTTATTGCACGCGAGGAGAAATCCACACAGGCTTCGGCCAGAACTGGATGTACCACTTTGCTAGCGCCGTCAAACTCGGCTCCGCCCGGTGCATCATCGCCGAGACCAGTTCTACGAAGGCCTTCTTCATATTGCGCATCCCTCTTTTCGCGTGACTTCTTGTCAAGCTCTACGAGCTCAATAAGCTCGGAGCTAATGACGTTGAGTTCGTGGTCATCGAACACTTCAGCGAGGTTGTCGAGGAAGCCTGTGTCGACCTTCTCGGCACCTTCAATTGGGATTTCCACTGAGCCGTCTTCATTCTCAATGTACTCCTCAATGTCAGGTGCCATTAATTCATCAACTGAAAGTTCATTATCCACGAGTAATCCTTTGCGCCGTGCACGGCCTCTGTTCGCTTATTATACTACTAAAAATGCCCAGGCATCGCAAAATCGTCGTCCCCGTGAATCAGGCCGCCGTCTTTGTAGCCACGTATTTCTTCGTTGGCTAAATAATCCAGTATCCACGGTTGATCTGGGTGCTTGCCGTCAAGCTTAATAGCCTCTATTTCCTGCGGGGTGTAGTACTTACCGTTGACGTTCTTTAGGTTTACACTATCTGCCAATGACTTATCGGCTAGGCCATAATTGTTTGATCGAATAAAATCGTGGATAGCTGGTAGATACTCATCTTTTGGCTTGGTATTCTGTTTACCAAATATTTGGTATATTGTGTTGTCATCGGAGTCATAGCCTTGCGTATCAAATGGGCCAGATGTTTCAATGGTGACGTGCGGTTCACCCTTGGTATCGCGCAATGAATAGATGCGATGTGTACCCTTACTCACATCACTACAATAGCCCCCCACACAGTGCTGCATCGCATTGCCTTCATTGGCCAGCATACCACCCAGATAGGCATCTTCTGCATTCTGCTCAACCACATCTGTCAAATTGCCGTCCATCATTTCGCGACGCTGAATAACCTTGCCATCCGCATCAAGTGGACTAAACGACCCGTCTGCATTTTGTCTAATGGAGGCCATCATCTGCTCGTCCATGGCTTCTGGTTTGCTCAACTCAACCATGCGGTGGCCTGATGGGAACTCTTTAACTAGCTTGCCCTGTTTGCCCATTTGTTCGGCCAGCCTGGCAGCTTCACGCTCGGCCTGGACTTTCTTGAAGTTCTCCACGTCATTCATGTAACGTACAGCCTTTTCCATGCCCATCTGCTGCATGTCTTGTGGCTTTAGGCGTAGGCCCGGTGGCAGTTCATCACCAGCGTTAAGGCCATGTTTGAGTGTTTGGACCAGCTAACCGAACCCCAAATGACCAAGCGACTCATCGCCTGTGAATTGGTGTACTTTGGCATCGTCTGGCAATTTACCCAGCCACTCGCCTTCGCGTTGCACCAAATCCTTCCAATACGGACTATCTGGTGGCGTTGGTGTACCACCCCAATGTTGACCGTAACCTGTGCGAACACCACCGACCTCTACTGGAAGCACCATACCATCTGCTAGGTCTGACCACCCTTGTGCATAGCCACCAAGATCGGGTTGCGGAAGGCCACTTGCTTTGCGGCTTTCGCGAGCATGGGTCTTAGCCCAGAAAGGTGGATTAAGTAGTTGGTCTTTTGGAAGTGTAGAGATGCCTTCATCTGCAAGACGTAGCAGCGGGTCTTCGGCTGTGCCAAGATCACGCTTGACGTACTTAGTCATTGGCCCGCGAATCCAATTGTTCAGCGCGCCCATCATCGGGTCTACTTGCTCAAAATCCTTTTGTTCCTGACTATAGATATTACCACGCCTTGCATACGGTTGAAGTAGCTCATCAATGTACTCAGTGCCGCCCGACCTTAGCCAATTACCGCCGCGTGGCTTAACTGCACCTGCTTGACGTACTAGAGCTGGTGCTGCGTTCTGGGCCATACGATCCAGAGCGCCGACGGCCATCCTTGGCAACGCCTTAGCCGCTTGCGCTAAGCCTGGGCCATTCAGCAGTGTATCTACAAGGCCTTCAGCTCGGCCTTGCTTGACTTGTGGCACCCGGCTCCCGGCTCCCGGTTCCGCCGCCTACTACTTGAAGCGGTGCATTGCCGTAAGACCACTCGTTGACTTCGTCAGGCATCTTACCGATGAGCAAATCACCCAGGCCGCCTACTACGGGCAAATCAGCCTTATTGCCTACTTCACGTGCCTTTTTAAGGGCGTCAGCGATCATACCGAGAACTGAGTTCCGTGGTGTGGCTTTCATTTCTGGCATGAGCACTTCTCCTTTGAATACTGCACTAAGCCACCCTGCCTAAAGTGAAATGATGAAATGCCATCGTCTGACTTTTCGCTGAGCCCTGCTTTTCTGTAAAATCCCTCTTTGCCTGGAGCTGAAATGAGGAAGGTTGGGGCTTCGCGTGTATCGATTGCGTGGTTCATCAACATGCGACCATAGCCGTTCCCCTGCTCAGCCACTGCCACATTCGGTATATAACGCCCTTTGTCCCGAGAGGCTAGCTGATAACCCCCGGCCACTTGGCCCTCAGGCGTGAACAAAAAGCGCGTCCGAGCATCTGGATTGACGTTGAAAGTGTTGCGCATGGCCGTGAAGATGTCGCGGTCATCTGGGTCCACCTTACTGCCCACTGCGCGCAAAGGGCCAAGTATTTCGTCAATAGCTTGACGCTGCTCAGGCCCGAACTCCCGTATTGCATAGCCTGGGGGCAATTCACGAGTAGGCTTTGCTGCTAGCTTTAACGCCTGCATGATCTTTGTCAGGATGCCCATCTCATTTCCCCTTCTTCTTTTTGGTCTGACGCTCGTACTCTTCCATCATGCGCTGTGTCAGCGACTGGACTGCGTAGGCTTCGAACTCGGCGCTTGGCTCTTTTTCACCATAATGCTCTTGTGTCCATCGCCAAATGTGCATGGCCTCATGCGTCAATAGGCCAGCAATTTGTGGGACTGACTTTCCTTTACCATCTATACATACAATTGCCGCTAAGTCCCCCGAGCTATGCTCGAAGCTGTGTGCAGTGGCGTTCGCTCCTTTGCTCAGCCAGGGCGGTAGGTCTGTCATCTTGAAACGTCTCATCGCTTTGCGATAGCGCTCTTCGCTCGTAGCCACTGTGAAGTAGTACGGGCAAACGACAAGCGTGCGATCTAGCCACTTAGGTGCCATACGGGTTCTTTCTTTGCTTTTTGTCGTCTGCATACTCGTCTTCATCTTCTTCTTCGTATGCACCAGATGCTAGCCACCCGGCGTCTTTGAAATAGATCAGCGCTTGCGTAAAACAATCTACTTGATCGTCATGCTTGGAATTCGGGAACAATTCTACTTCTTTTAAGAAGCCTTGCGCCCAACTTACAAACTCGCCCTTGCGTTTTGTAGACTCCGGTATATATATTACCGCACATTCGAGTAGGGGTGCTACCATGTGCGCCCTAGTAATTTTATCAGCCTTGCCCGGATTATATGCACGTGCGGGTATGCCTGCCTGCCTCAAATCTTGTAGGATAGACTGCCCTGAAGCCTTCTGTTCTACCAATATAAGGTCGGCGCGACGGGCAGTCTCGCCATATGCTGATTTCCACTCTTCAATAACCCGCTTTTTAAGATTTGGATAAGACAAATGCTCGGCTACTATATCCAATAATATTGCTATCTGTTTGCCTTCATATTTGCATAGCCCGAAAGCAAGCATAGCACTTGGGTCACCAGTTGTCTTCTCGGTGTGGGCACAGTCCCAGCTTTGCATGACAAACTCAAACTCTGGCAAATCTTTGCCTGCAGGCCATTTTTGGAAATGCGCTGTTTTTAGTATACCTCCGCCTGCTGGCGCGGGCCTTTGCTGCAATTGACCTGCGGACCCATATTCTCCTAGGGCTACTTCAAGTTGCTTCACAACCTTTTCAGGGAATAACTCCGGCCAAAGTAGCGCACCCTCTACACTACGTGGGTCAGATAACTTAAGCGCTTTTGTAGGTTTTGCCATTGCCGTTTCATAGCGCATTGGTAAGCAAATGTGCTCATACTGCTCAGGCATTCGCTCCAATATTTCGCCACAAACGTCCATCTCGTGCAATCTCTGGGCGACTACCACTGTTTGTGCATTTCTGGAGGCGCCGCGTGTTGCCAAAGTGCCAAAAAACCACTCAGTAGCTCTGCGACGTTCAGCCTCTGATGCCGCCTGCTGCGCGTTTAGCGCGTCGTCTACCACCTTATACGATGGGTGGAGGCCAGTACCGCGCCCGCCGACTGACGTTGCAAGCCTCCAACCCGTTTCGGTATTTGCGTAATGTGTCTTAGTGTCCTGTCCCTTAGAAATTTGCACATAAGGCCAATTACGTTGAAACCATTCAGATGTTATGATTTCACGGGTCTTCATAGCGTCTCTAGTGGAAAGGTCTTCACCATACGAAGCTGACAGCATTCTAGCCTGCGGGTCTCCAATCCAAAGCCATGCAGGCCACATCACCGATACAAGGATGCTTTTCATACAACCTGGTGGAACGTTCAGCAACAGGTTGTCTATCTCGCGATGCGTGACAGCCTCAAGCGCATCACAAATAAGCTCTATATGCCAGTTTGTGCTAAACTTATTGCCGGGTTCAATTACTGAGAACGCCTGACGTGTGAAATGGAAGAGGCTTTCTTCAGCTAGCCGCTTCTCTTTTTCACGTTTCAGCGCATCAAGTAGAATAGCCGGAGTCAAGGCACCCATTTATTACCCTTACTTGCATTTAGGTCGCCACGCAGCACACATAAATTATCTGGTACATG